TCAGAAGGCTTAATAAAGCCCAGAGAGAATATTATACTACTGTAATGGATATTAAGGCTAAACTTGATACACTACTTCCTGATAAATATACAAAGCTGAACAGTGCTGTAAAAATTAGGAAAGACTTAGTTGAAAGGGTTAAAAGCTCTGAAAGTGTTAAGTCTGGTGCTCAACAAGTTTGGGAAAGTATCAAGGATAATTTCATTAGGAGAACTGATGATACAGACTTTGGAGACAAAGCAACTGTAAAAGACTTTGAGGATAGAGAGGTACAAATGTTACCTATCTACTTTACAAAGCTCAAGAAGGGAGAAAGTGCTAATGACTTATCTACTGATATAGTAGGCACTATGACTGCCTATGCAGCAATGGCTAATGACTTTGATGAAATGAATAAGGTCATTGATGTTCTTGAGGTTGGTAGAGATATGCTTAGAGAAAGACAAGTCACTCAAACAGAAGGTGGTAAACCTATGGTTGAGAAGTTTAAGGCAGTAGGTAGAAAGGTTGAAAGTAAATTAACCAAGACAGGAGACAAGTCAAGGTTTATGGAAAGATTGAATGACTTCTTTGAAATGCAGGTATATGGAAGATATATGGCAGATGAAGGAACATTTGGTAAGACTAATATTGACAAGGGAAAGGTAGCTAACTTTATTAATAGGATGACTTCTATGAATAACTTGGCATTGAATGTCCTTTCAGGTGTTTCAAATATAGCTACTGGTAAAGTGATGATGAGAATTGAGTCTTTCTCAGGAGAGTTCTTCAATGAAAAGAATACTCTAAAAGCTGATAGAACCTATGGTAAGGAATTACCATCATTCTTAGCTCAGTTAGGTGATAGAGTAAAGACCAATAAGTTAGCTTTATGGGATGAACTATTCAATGTAATGCAGGAATATGAACAGGATACAAGAGAAGTCAACTTTGACAGGAAGACTTGGTTCAGTAGAATGTTTGGTACATCTGCTCTATTCTTTATGAATAATGCAGGTGAACACTGGATGCAGAATAGAACATCTTTAGCTCTGGCTGATGCTTATAAAATGAAGGCTCCTAATGGTAAGTTAGTAAGTCTATGGGATGCTTTTGAGGTTGTACCATTAGATAGTAGTAATAAGAAGTTAGGTGCTAAATTACAGTTAAAACAGGGTTATACTAAGGCTGATGGCTCAGCTTTTACTCAAGAAGATATAATCAAGTTCAGTAGAAAGAGTGCAGCTATTAATCAAAGAATGCACGGTATTTATAATAAAGCTGATAGAAGTGCAGTACAAAGATTGGCTATTGGTAGATTGGGTATGATGTTCAGGAAATGGATTAAACCATCATTGAACAGAAGATTCAAATCAGCTACATATAACTATGACCTTGAGGCATGGACAGAAGGTTATTATCTTACTACTGGCAGGTTTATGAATGCCCTATTCCAAGACCTTAGGAAAGCTCAGTTTGATATTGCAAGTAAGTGGAATGAAATGACTCCCACAGAACAGGCAAATGTCAAGAGGGCATTAACTGAGGTAGCACACTTCCTTGCAGTAGCAGCAGCTATTGGATTGATAGAATGGAGTGATGATAGGGACAGACCTTGGTTAGTTAAGATGATTGAGTATCAGTTGAGAAGGTTATACACTGAATTAGGTGCTCTTACTCCTACTCCAGAGATGGTTGGTGAAGGATTGAGGATATTAAAGTCTCCTGCTGCTGGTGTAAATACAGTAGAAAAGACTCTTAATCTAATCAATCTGATGAACCCAATGAACTATGAAACATTCAATGGAGAGGATGCAATACTTAAGTCTGGACCTTATAAAGATAAGTCTAAAGCTCAACAGAGCTTACTTAAATCTCCTCTTGCTCCTATGTATAATACAGTTCTAAGAGGTATCTTTATTGAAGACCAAATACCATTCTTTAAGCAATAGGCTTAAAAGAAGAAAGGGGAAGTAGATTATTCTACCTCCCCTTTTTATTTACACCTTAATAAAAAATTTAAACCTCATGTTTGAAGCTATGAACATCTGATAGCTTGCTCTCTTTCCTCTTGTGAGATAGAGTTCCACATTTCTTCTGTCCATCCTTTCTTTTCAAGTGCTTCCCTTGTTTCAGTCTCAATACTACTGAAATCCATTGAGGATTGTACCCCCTCCTGATTTCTCATCTCTTGAAGAGATGGTACTTTATAGGTTATGTTAGAGTAATGCCCCTCATTAATATTTCTGTAATATTCAGTAAGAGAAGGTCTTAGACTGTTCCAATTAGTTACTTTAGCAAACAATTCCTTGAAGAAATTGATTATCTTAGTACCTAATGATTGAGTGTCTTGAGACATCACATATTCTCTGAAACCTTCTGCCATAGCTTCTTCAAGCTGTGAGTTACTTAAGTCTCCATAAGTTCTCTTGGCTTCTTGAAGTAGTTCATCCCTAAGTGTAGGCTCTGTGAGTAAATGGAATACTGCATGAAATGCTTCATGATATGTAGTTCCCTCAGCAGCTATATTACTTAAAGTAATAATACCATCACTAAATTGACCCCATGCTAATGCACCAGTCTTGGCTACTCTGATAAGACCATTAGTAACTACTACTCTCTCACTCTCACTTAATTGAGGTAGAACCTTATTTAACCAAGCTAACTCCTTATCTTTATCCCATATAGGTCTATCAAGTTTATCCACTTGTCTTAATTCAAATTCTACATCAAACTCTTCATCAGTCTGATTAATAGCCTGTTCTTTAGCTACTGTAGCTTGAGCACCATTAGATTCTCCCTGATTAATAGTAGCAGGAATAATAGGCTTCTCAATCTTAACTGGTTCAGTAGAAGGAGTATAGAGTATAGTACTTTCCTGAGACATATCTACAACTCTCTGAGGATTACCTTCCAGTATCTTCTTTATATTGTTCTTAGCCTCAGTCTCACTATATGACAGTACAGCATTCTTTACTAAAGCAATAGTATTACCATTAGGAAATACTGCATAGAAATCATTAGATGCAACATGTGCAGGTTGATTTCCAAACCCTTTAGTAATATTAGGAACCTTAGTCATATATACCTCAACTCCATTCACCTTTCCAATAGGACTTAGATAACCTGTATGTAACTTTCCATCTCTCAAGAAGTAACCTACTTTACTATCTGACATACTATAGTCTGGTAGAACATTGTTTATAGGCTCTCTTGTTTCCCATGTACTGTTGAATATAGGTAAGCTACTATTAGTATTATTCACTTCTGGAGTGGCTACACTACCAACTAAAGGAACATTCACAGATGAATCATAGTTAAGAAGAATACCCTTCTCCTTAGTTACTCTACTAACATTATCCTTGTTGTACTCAAGTACAAAAGGTAATATAGCTAAAGTAGTGATAGGAGTATGATATTGAGACTCAAATAAGTTCTTGTAAGCACTCAATTGTTTAGTATAATACTGCTCCTGACTCATTGTTTGGGTATTAGATTTATTCTTGAAATAATTAACCTTTCTACCATTCCTATCAACAAAGTCATAGAAGCTATATCTACTTGTCTTAACATCATATATCTTGAAGTTTCCATTAGCATCCACAGAGAGAATATCAACCTCACCAGCTACCCTGTTTCCATTCTCATACTTATTGAAAAGTACTATATTATTAGTAAGGAATGTTTCACCCCTTGCTTCAATATTACTCTTAATTTCAGTAAGAGAAGTAACCAAATCATTAAATGCCTGTTCAGACATATTACTTGGTTTAACTGGCATCTCATTTGATATGAAGAAGTTTCTGATTACACTATCTACAGAAGTACCTGCTTCTAATACTCTTTGTGAATTAGTTCCAGACATCTTATCTCTCACTATATTCACGATAGTATCTCTACTTCTTGCATCTATCTTACCCTCAAATGCTGTAAGGTCTACACCATAATGGTTACTTAAGTTCTTAAGATAGTTATTGAACTGTGTTATATTATCTGCATTCTTTGAGAGATTAACTCTTAAATCCTGTAGAGCTTTAGTCTGTTTAGGAGACTCAATCCAATTACTTCCTAATACTGAATGTACCCTCTTATATTCATGGTATTCACCATCATCCTCAAGTATATAATAGAACTCACCATCAGTTCTTGTCTTATCAACCTTAGACTGGTTCTCTGCAATCTGGTCTATAACTTTCTTAGAGTCAGCTACAGTCTTCTTTCTATCAGCTAATTTCTGTTTGAATTTATCTGATGCAGCACCAGTTACATACTGACCTGTATTTCTGTTCAGAACCTTACCATTAGGAAGAAGGGTGATACCCCCCATCATCATGGAGCCATTCTGAGCATCCCCATAGTTTTCTTGTATATAAGCCATATCAAGAATAGACTCTGGGAAAGAGTTAAGAGTTCTACCATTATTATCCCTTACAGTATTTGAAGTCAAATCTACATGGTATGTAGTATTATCAAATGAAACTGTAGTTCCTGCAATAGCTCCCTCTGTACCTCCTACAGGAGTTTGTATCTTTCTACCTTCCTCAGCCTTAACTGATGCAGGGTTTAGAGCTTGCTGTAAGTTACCTTGTATATCAAAGTAATCTGTTGTAAACCAGTTACTTTTTACACTGGCATCTATTATATTGGATGTCATTACTCCAGAAGAGAGTAACATGTTATTGTAGCCCCCCTTATTAAGCATACCTAAATTCACCTGTAATGGAAGATTGAATGCCATTAAAATGTTTTGTATTTCACTGGCTACTTCTTGTGAATCTCTTGTATCAGGCTGGGTTTTAACACCCTCTCCACCTAATTCATAGAGAACATTAGGGTCCCATCTTTCAGTTAAGAATACAGTTCTTGCATCTTCTCTTCTGACTCTCTTACCATCTATTTCATCATAGATTTCATTCTTATTTGCATCTCTCTGAACCTTAGTAAACCTGATACCATTACCATTCTTACCTTGTACATAGTCAATATGAACATCACCAATATATAGACTTCTTGCCAAATCTTTTACTGCATTATTAACATCTTCCTCTGTAAAGGCATTAGCTAAAGCATCAATACTCTTCTTTATATTCTTGTATAAAGGAGTGGAATTAACAGTAACATCTTCTGGGTTATATTCACTTTCATTGAAGTGCTTAACCCTTACAGCAGCAGGACTATATTTACCAGCAGCATTAGGAATAAGGATATACATCCTACCTTCCTTTTGGCTCATATCCATTGGCTTGGTAATTAAATCATCACTGATTCTACCATTAGTAGATAGGACACCATTCTTTACAATACCAAAGATAGATGAAGCAGATACATTAGGTATTTCCCCAATGTTTCTTTCTTCTGTACCATAAGGTATTCTACCAACCATTATCTGAGATACTCTTGTAGTAGGAGTAGCTATAAACTTCTTATCCTTTCCAGTCTGATTGAATTCTTCTTTTACTCTTTCAATTAGACCTGCAAGACCTTCATATCTATCTACTACATATTGACTTTCATCTAATGAACCTACTATTTGGTTATTTCTCTTATCTACAATAAAGATTGTATGGTCATTAAATTCAGGGTCAATCATGAAGCCAAGTTCATCACCTACCTTTAGATTACCTTCATTTACATAACTGAAAGCTCTATTATCTCTAAGATAGTTATAAAGTTCATCAAAGTTCAAGTTCTCTTTCTCTGCAACTACTATATTGAAAGGTCTGAAATCTCCATCCTTACTTGCATTGATATGTAATTCAGGGATAGTAGGTCTATAATACTGCCTCTTACCCTTTGCATCCTTATCCAATGATTGAGGAGTAGGAGCATTTTCATTGGCTTTCTTATTTTCCTCAGCTACCATTTGAGGAGTAATATTACCCACAGGAGGTTCATAAGTATCAACTGGTCCAGCATTAACTGGTGGAACTGTTGGTGTACCACTATCTCCAGTAGTTTCTCTCTCAGTAGTACCTCTTGTACCATTTGTCCTTTCAACTGGTTTTAGATACTCAGAAGGGAACCTTGCTTTAAATCTTTGGTCATTATTAACCTCACTCATTGCAGATAGAAGACCATATTGAGCCTCAGCAAAATTCATCATATTCAAATCATCTGGTAGATTTTCATCATACAGACTCTCTGGATTATTAATGAATACTGAGTTAGGATTAGCCATTTCCTCAAGATTGTTTGCATTTTCATGTTGAGTTCTAAGCAGCTCTTGTGCATTAGCTTTAGCCTCAGGAGAGATAGGTTGTCTATCTATTGCCCTGCTTACTTCACTATTATACATTTGAACTTCCTTATAGTCCTTAGCCATCTTATTACCTTCATTCTCAAGTTCATCAAGAATCTGTTGTCTTTTAGATGAATCAGGCTCATTATTCAATGCTTCTCTAAATTCATTAAGGTTAGTAGCAGCTAATGCTGCATCCTTAGTCTTAGCTATTTCCTGTCTTTCATTCTCCTTTATAATATTCTCTCTTTGTCTCTCTTGTTTTTGTGCAAGAGCTTGAGGATTTCTAAGGTAAGTATCATACTTATCAATGAAGTCATTCCTTCTCTCAATCATTCTTTGTAAATCATCAAGTTCTTGAGTTACACCCTTAGAACTCAATATGGGGAATCTTTCAGAAATACTCTTTGAAGCTTTATCTAAAGCATCAACAAATTGAGAATTTTCTTCATCATTAAGAATTGCTGTTAATTGGGATGGACTTAAATTAGTAAGCATCCTTATTGCTTCTGCATCTTTTCTTCCTGCTTCCTTTGTTGATTCTGGAACATCTAAATATATATCCCTTTCAACATCAGCAGCTACAGTTCTTAAAGATTCCTGTACCTCTTCAAATACATTCTTAAATCTATTCTCAAGATTATCAATATTTGAGAAGTAATAAGTCATTTCTTCAAGACCATCCTCATCAAAGTAATCCCCAATCTTAACTTGTAAGTCCTGACTAATCTTTCTATAGTTATCTACAGCTTCCTTAGTCTCTTGAGTTTGCTTTTGAATCTGTTCAATTACTTCTGCATCAGTCATATTATCATATACTGATGTACCAGTTTCCTGATTAGTAGTAAGTTGTCTTATTTGTTCAACATCTTCTTCTCTTATATTACCAGCTTCCTCAATTATATCATATAGGTCATTGATTCTTCCTGCCTTGTCAAACATGATAACATCACTAATAAGCTGGTTATGTTCAGCATTCTTAAACTCAAAGTTATCATTGTTATCAGCAGCTTCATCCATTTGTTTTTGGTAAGCATTATGTCTGATAGCTGATTGATAGTAATTAAGGAACTCAGGTGACTGTACCCTATTATTTAGTTGGGTTACAATAGCATCATCTTTCTCACTTCTTTCTCTTATCTCTTGAACATCTTCCTTAATACCTCCTTGAAGATATACTGGAGATTGGAAACCACCTTCACTATTCTTTGCACTTCTAAAGCCCGGAATACCAACTAAACCAGTTAAACCACCAATGAAGCCTTCTTCCCATCCTTCAACAGTGCCATAAGTTTGTTGAATAGCTTTTGCAGTAGCTTGTAGCCAGTCAATAGTTTCACTTTCTGCATCTGGGTCTATCTTGGCTCCATAGAAGTCATTAAGTTCAGAAGCATATTTATATCCTGCAACTTTACCTGCAACAGCCTGTCCCATTTCTTCATAAGGACCTTCTGCAACACCCTTACTTGCAATCTTCAAAGCATTTCTAAGTACAGAAGGTTTAGCTGCACTATAACTTACAGTACCATCTTCTGCAACTGTCCTTAGTATCTGACTACCTCTCTTAGCTGTATTATACCCACCTGCATAGAACTTACCAAACTGCCAAGCATCTGATACAGTAAGTAGTGGAATATTTAGAGCAAAGTCTATATTACCCATCTTAGCCCTATCTTCTGATAGTTTCTGTAGCCCCCCTTTGTAATCAAACTTAGCATCTACTCTTGCCTGTAACATAGCTTGTCCTTCTGGAGTGAGAACTTGCTCAAAAGTATTTCCATCAGGGGAAATCTGATATTGTGCAAATTGAGGAAACTCTCTAAGCATAGCTTCTTGCTCTTGTGCTGCTACTTTAGCTTGTGCATCATCAAGTTGTTGTTTATGAAGCTCAAACCAGTCTTTACTATTCTGTATAGCCTCAATTCTTGCTTCACCTAATGCACCTGAGAAAGCACCAGTAAGTTTAAGAGTAGGCTCAGCCATCTTAAGTTTCTTAGCATCCCTTGCCAATTCATCAGTAAGCCTTACCCCATCAAGGAATAAATCTCCTTCTCTGTAAGCCTGTAAAGCTGCATTAGGATTAAGAGCTTCACCTGAGGCTGTAACTGCACCTTTGAATGCTTGCCTTGCTTTATTAAGACCAAGTAATCTTGAGGTTGCACCAGCACTAATCTTACCAGAGTAGGCAGCACCAACAGCAAAACCTAAGTTCTTAAGGAACTTATCTCCAATAAAGTTAGCTGAGAATATATTCTCATACCAAGGGTCATTCTGCTCTGCATCAGTATAGTAATTAGGTAGAGCTGATTCTGACCATTCATTCACTTGCTGCATTGCATTTGAGAAGGGATTATCCCAAAAGCCTGAGAATGTTCCTGTAGCTGCTGCATTACCTAAACCTACTATAGTACCAATGATACCATCAGCAAAGGTAGTACCTGCAAGAACAGCTCCCTTAGCTAACCCAGCACCTATTTGGGCATACCAAGGTTGCATTTCACCTCTTGTATTAGCTAAGTTATCAAGTTGGGTCATAGAAGTGATGTTATCATCAAACATACTATCATTTACTCCAACAAAACCTACCTCTTGAGGTACAGCTCTTTGTAGGGCACTATTAGAGACTTGTTTGAAGTCCTCCACACTATTAATTTGTGGAGTACTTCTTATAAGTCCTTCTTGCTTTAGTGCATCTATACTTTTAATTCCCCTTAGCCCACCTACTCCTTGTGTAGATGGGTCTTGGATTTGTTGATTATTTGCCATATTCTTCTACTCTAATTTAGAATCTGTATTACTTTGCCTCTTGGCAAGTGTATTAAACTTACCATAGATATAATTCATCATATTATTGATTTCTGCTTGAGCTTGTTGGTCATAACCATATTCAAGATATGTATTAATGTTGTGCATGATATTAGCAACATTCCTGTCTGCATCATCAATTAACTCAGGGTCAATAACTGCTGATTTAGTCTTACCATCCTTAGTAGCATTGATTATAAGTCCAACCTCTGGGTCATAACTTATATCATTGTCACCAGTGAAGTAATCTGAGATATTCTTTAACTTAATAGGGTCTCCCTTCCTATTATCATCAAGTTCATAAAGACCAGTTGATTCTGTAGCTGCACCTAAGGTTCTTGCATTCTCCTTTATAACTTGAGAAATTAAGTCACTCTGAGTTATATTAGGTTTATATATAAAGTCTCTTACAGCACTGCTTCTAATATCAGCTTGTAACTTCTGTTCAAGTTGGTCCATATTACCATCCTTCATATCATACTTCTTGATTATCTGTTGAAGTCTTTCTGCATGAGGTTTAACCTTATATATTCCACCACCAACATTCACACCATACTGAGTTGGATAACCCGGATTAATTCTCTCAACTTCTTCATTAATCATAGAAGGATTAGCTCTTAACTGTTGTATGAACTGTAGGTCATTATTAAGTTCAGTAGTCTTCTTGTCCCCATCTACTTTAGTTTTAGGTACTGACCTAAATACAGCAGAGGGAGTTCCTTCTGTCTTACCTTTCCTTGCAGCAGCTAACCTTTCCTGCATTGCATAGTCATAAGCCTTATTAGAAAGGGTTTGATATTGAGTTTCACCTACTGCATTCCACAAGCCTTGTCTTGCATAATCATAAGCTCTATTGAGAATATTCTCATCACCCCAGCTTCTGATACCAGAACTTCCTACTGCATCTTCCACAATACCTTGAAGTATAGGAGAAGCCTCAGGATTATTCTGTACAGCCTGCATAATTTCCTCAGGTCTGAATCCCTTCTGCATGATGGTTTCATAATATTGATTACCTAAGATTGTTCTCCACTTTCTTGGGTTTTCTCTTACTTCCTTAGCTAAATTCTGTGCAGCAGTACCTACCTGTTTGGATAATAGTGCTCCAGAATAGGATTGTGGTGATAAGGCTGGATTAGCTATAAGTTCATCTAAGGAAAGTGTAGAAGCAGGTCTATCAAATAGTAGTGTACTATCCTGAGCCTGTAATTTCCTTTGTTCATCTACTAACTCTTGTCTTCTCTTATAAGCCTGTTCTATAGGTATAATCTCAGAAGAGTATCTTCTTTTCATATCAATCAATCCTTGCCTACTTGCAGGAGTAAGACCTTGTTTAGCTAATGACTCAGCTTGTGCAGCCAAGTCATTAGAATATTGTTTGTATATTGCATAAGCCTGTGGGTCTGTCTGTTCATTAGCCATTCTCTCAAAGACATCTGCTTTAGTCCCTAATTCACCCATACCCTCTTGAATAGTATTGTATTCTTGAGTATATGCTTGAAGTGGTTGAAGCATTTCCTGATAAGAGAATGGTCTGAACTTAGCACCACTTACAAAACTAAAATTAGCCATAAGTCAATCCTTTCTTCTTTTTAGTTCTTACTTTACCACCTTTAGCTTTCTTAGTTCCTCCAGTGTATTCTCCTCTGGTATTCATCTTAAGAACACCTGATTTAGCTAATGTATCAAGCCAGTTAGCTTGTTCATTTTCCCATCCCATATCACCTAATCCTTGTAAGAAATTAGTTATATTAGCACTTCTTCTTGCAGCATCTTGGTCTTTAATAGCCTGTCTCATCTGAGCAGCAGTTGTAGCCTGCCCTAATCTTGCTCTCTTAGCTGCATTTCTTGACTCTGCATTAAACATTGAAGCCTTAAGTCCAGTCTCAGTATTAAACATATTAGTACCTCTATTGAATGCCTCAACCCTTTCTCTTAACTGTTGATTATATTCTTCTGCTTGTCTTGCTAAATTACCCATGTTTTGACCATAGTTATAATCAGCAGCAAGTATTCCAGCCTGAGCATTAAGTCTGTTACCACCTGAGGTATTCATTAATCCCCTTCTTGTAGCAGCAGCCTGTTGATTCATCTTGTTGATATAGAAGTCCCTGTCTAAAGGTCTATAAGACAGATAGTTTCCAATAGGAGCATATCCTACTGCCTCAGCACCTAAGTCTATTCCACCTATCATATCAGCACTACCATAGTCTGGTTTACTGAATAAATCTGATAGACTTGCTAAACCAGAGCCTATAATTGGTGCATATCTTGTCCAAGTCTGCCTCTTATCATTATTACCTTCTGGAGCTATTTCACCAGTTTCTCCTGATTGAGCCATAAGAGCTTCAAGTTCCTCAACACTCATTGGGTCTTCCAAAGCTAAACCATAAGGGTTTGTATCACCACCATAAGCAAACATACTTGGGTATTCATTTCCTTCTCTATGGGCTTCCTTTCTTTCCCTTGCTTCCTCTTGGGCAGCAGCTATTCTTTCCATAGCAGCTTGTAATCCTTTAGTACTTAGAGGGTCATTAGGTCTTTCTTCACTTTCTCTTTGTGCAGATTTAGCAGCCTTAGCAAAGGTTTTACCTCTTAACTTGTATTCCTTTCTTATATCATCAGGTATTTCCATTCTATCAGAGAATACATAATCATCATAAACTACTTCACCTTGCTCAACTAAGTTAGGAGCACCTTCTGGGTCAACTCCTATTTGGATTCCTTGATAAGGATTTTCTTCATGAGAACCTCCTTCATCAATAAATGTAACTCCATTAGTAAAGTCTCCACCTTGTGTATTCAACCATCCTCCAAAAGCATTCCAATTCCTTGCATTCTGTGCAAAAGTAGCTCTCTTTCTTGTAGTAGGATTAGAGCTATTCTTTCCTCTTCTAATACATGCTTCTGTTACTTTACCTCCACAGTATTCAGTAAACTTGCCTCTGTTTTTCTTCTTGATATGAATACCACCACCATCTTTAGCTATATTAGCTGCTTGAACAGTTTGTTCAGGTTCTTGTTGGAACATTCCCTGTATTCCTTGTGTAAAGGATTGATTGAAATTGTTACCTACCACACTGTCAAACAGACTTCCACCAAAAGCCTTTAATGATGGATATTTAGCAAGAACCTTTCTTCTTACACTCTCATTACCATGTAATCCAGCTAATCTGAGTGCATCTCTTGCATCAGCTTTAGTTGGTATTGGGTAACTTCTGTGAGGTCCTGCAAAGTCTCCAGAAGAAACAGATGGATAAGGCTTTTTCTTAGAGCCATAGTTTTTCTCTCTGGATAAGCCCCCACCTTCTGCAAAAGCATTATATGTATTCATCTCAGGTAATGCTTGGAATGAGTTAGGAAGAGAGGTCAATCTCTGTTTAGCAATTGCACTCATCTCTTGATTATTTAAGTATCTATTATCAAACTCATAGCCTATTGCACCACTACCAAATTCAAGTGGACCACCATAAGCAGAGAAGTTTGCTAACATATTAAAGTCATTTTGTGTATCTATGTTCTCAGCTCTTGTTTCAAAAGAAGTTAGTGCTCTCTCATTAGCTTCTTTAGCAGCTTTATTAAGTCTTTTAGCTTTTCTCTTGGCTTTTCTATTACCACCAAGCCATCCACCAATAGCACTACCAAGACCTACTACACCACCTACAATAGCTCCAATAGGACCACCTACAGATGCTCCAGCAGCAGCCCCTTGACCAGCAGCTCCAATAGTATTAGTAACTCTTTGACCAGTACTTCCACCTCTGACATCTTTCCATGAATAATCATCTTTCACTTTATTCCATGAACCCCATTCACTCATCAAATCATCATTGGATGAAGCACCTACTACCATATTCTTTTGAGCTTTATTCTGAGCCTCAATTCCACTGGTGTCTGCTATCTGTGCATTAGATACTCCTGCTTGGACTACCCCACCAACAGCACCTCCAATACTTCCTATTGAATTGCCAAGATTCTCCCCTTTAAAGGCATTTGAGAATTGTTCTGAGGATTGCTGTCCCCAGCTTTGACCTCCAGTATCAAATATATTAGGAGGCATCTTGCCTCTTCTCTTAATTTTTTTCTTAGCCATAGTATAATTAATTTTGTTGCAAATGTATATAAAGTTATTGAATAAACAAAGCCTTTAATTAAAAAAGAAAGAGTCCACAAACTAAAATGTTTATGGACTCCTATTAATTATGCAAAATAGTGAATAATAGCATCATGGAACTCTGTTCTATATGTATTAGGAGTGTTCATTCCTAACTTAATATAAGCCCAAGTATTCCTTATCCTATCCCTGTTATTTACTATTGCTCTTGGTATATTAGCTCTCCATATCCTGAATTTCTTCTTTAATGGAGAAGGATGTCCAAGTAGATTAGTGAGAGGAGTAGTACCATGCTGATATTCATTCCATACATCAAGAGTATCAAAGGTTTTATTACTCATTAGGTTATCACCATCCCAGCTATCAGCTCTAAACTCTACTGTATTGAATGTCTTATCATTTGGTTCCTCAGCATTAGCCACAAAGGTAATACTGAATGGTTTATATTCACCAAAGAACATATTATAGTCTCCAGCAAACTGTTCCCACATCTTACCATTCTTGAAGGCATAGAACTCACTACTTACATTGAACATAGCAGGAACTCCTTCATAGCTCATAAAGGATGTAAACTGGTTAATCAACTCTGAATAACACAGACAATGGTCTTTATAAGTAAAGTATACATCATTATTATTCTTGTCATAGAATGACCTATAGTTATTATAACCAACTGGTTCCCAGTTCACATGAACATTATGAGCACTAATCCACTGTCTAAACCCTAACTTATCAGATAGACTAACTATTTCTCCATTAAATAGATATAATGAATTAGTCTCATTATCTATAAAGTATAGTCCAGAAGGAGATTCTGCAATAGACCATTTATTAGCACAGCCTATAGTATTGCTTATGTACCTCTTACCACTTACCTTCAATCCATTAGTAATCTCAATTGGCATACCATCAGAAGTTGGTATCTGTACTCTATTGTTAAATAGGATATTACTTAATCCCATTCTTTGGAAAGCAAAGATTTCATTCTTAAAGGTATTCAATGAAACTACTTCCCCCTTATCACCATCAAGGTCTAAGGTAGATGCCATAGTAATATTAGTCCAAGTATCAATAATACTTCCTAATTGTTTCTCCTTAGTCCATGTTATAGTATTAGGGAAATAATTAAGATTGAACTTACTATGGTTGATTGCCCTATAGTTAAAGAAGTTATTAGCTTGATTATATACAGGGTTCATCATATTAAAGTTAGTGGGAGTCATAGCTAAATTACTAATCTGACCTCTATTCTTATCATATCTACCCTCTATATTAACCCTTGTCTCACACATGAAAGATACTATTTCATTGACACTATTCTGGTCTTCAAGAGTTGAAGGATAAACCTTCATACAATCATATCTCTGGAAGAAAGTGTCTCCTTCTGTATAACTGATATTAAGATAGTTTACAGGAGTTCCATCATCCTTTAATAAGCTATAAGGCTCTCCTGCTGGCAACCAATGGTTATTCTCAAATGCTTCTTCTGTCTGACCACCAAATCTATTCTGAACATTGTCATTGTATAACTCAGCAAGGAATAGATAACTATAGTTATTGTCATAGAAGTTACTTGTGTAATTACTAATAACATCCTGATACACATCATCCTTTATGGTAGAAGTAGTATCTGTAATTCTCTTAGCTGATGGATTCCAAAAGAAGTGAGTATCATTAGCATTAGGAACTACAGGATTTACAGACCATGCAGTTTCATAATCAGTTTCTCTATTAGTAGGGAGTACTACCTGCTTACCATCTTTAGTCCAGTTAAGTGCAAATACAGCATGTGGAGTTGATTTATACTTAATTTTTACAGCATCAGTTCCATTAGGAACCTTTGTAAGTTGAGCACCATCACTTCTCTTAACAAACTGTATAGGGAATGAACCTCCCACAAATAACTGGTGAGCATAAGTTGCAGCAGTATTTACACCAGTTACAACTATAGGATAACCATCCTTTCTATTTAGAGTTTCAGTTTTATCTCCATCTTGAAACTTCATAGTAACTGTATATGAATCATCTACTCTTGTAGCTGCCAATACTTTATCAATATTACCATAGTAATTCAAGTCTCCTAAGCCTGAGTTTGCAGGAGAAGGTATTCTTACTAATGATTGTTCATTAGAGTTGAATATACTTACACTAGTAATACCAGTATGATTATTATCATTCTCTATATAAGCAAGCCAAGGAGAATTCAAGAAGTAAGAGAAAGAAGAGAATTTCATATTTGAAATCTTTTTCTTATCAAGCATTGCAGTTCTTGTTCCCTCAGTAACAGGACCTTGGTTATTCAAAGAGCCATTTCTATGCCAAGCATAAACCATAAAGGCTTCTGTATATCCATGGTCATCATCCACTTTTTCCATATCAGTCATTTTATCAAACCAATATGCTCCAGAAACTAAGTTCTTTAAACCATGATAAGAATTATTCTCTACTCCTACAAATTCCTTGTAGAATCCCATCTTATCTGTATCATTGGCAGGAGTTGAAGTCTGAATATCTATATCTGAGGCATTACCTGTCATAGGTACTACACCTACTATTCTCATCTTAAGACCTGATGAATCTAAGTTCTGAACTCCCTCATCAAACTCTATATCTGGTGAATGGAGTGTAAGAATAGACTGGTCAATAAAGAAATACTCAGCATGATTAGCTGACCAAGAGTTCAAGTCTGAACCTGATTGAGATACATAAGGATTAGATGGTACATTAGCCAAACACTGTATTTCTGCACCTCTTTCCCAGTTATTAGGAATAGGTCTATTATGTCTGAATTCAGCCCATGCACCCTTATTAACTATATCAATAAGAACAGTCTTTTCTTGTGGAGTTCCGGGGTTTACAGTAAGATTTGTATTACTGTTCCTTATTACTGCTGCCTTAGAATTTGCATAATCTGACCAACTGGAAGTAAGACCAGTCCAGTTATTTTGGTTATGGTCAATATCAAATGCAAGATTAGGTCTTGAGAACCATGAAGCCTGTGCAAATGGAGAGTTACTGAATCTATCACCCACATTATATACAGTAGGACATAAGATACCCTGAGCAATTACTTCCCTATCTGTAAGTGTAGGATATACCACTACTCCTCTTACTCTTGTAAATCCTTGGTTTATTGCTAACTGAATTACATCAGCAGGAAGTGAGTACTGAGCCTGTATTAAACTTAATGAACCACTTGTAAGAGAAGGTTTATATTGAGAGTTGTAACTATCATTTACCCATACTGGTTCTGACCATTTACCACTCTTATGTTGAAACTCTACACCAAATCTATACCACTCAAGATATTTAAAACTCTTAATCTTAGAACCAAGATACAAGCTATTCTTGTATGGATAGAAACCAGATGTCTGTACATAGTTACCTACATACTTGGAACTGAAACTTATATTACCTCCTTTTACTTTATTTATAATGTCAGTACCTACTAACTTTCTCTGTATATTGGCATTACCTAAGAATAGAGTATTATCCTTCTGAGTCATAGTTCCAAAAACTACATCCTCACCTCCTACATATAATAACTCAGTAGGGTCTACACTTGTTCCAGTAGTACCATTATCTACATAAGTAAGAGTAGTTGTAGCTCTTGTAACAGGATTAATAGGAATATCTACTACATTAAGTACATTAGGAGTAGCATCTATACTTGCTCTATGAATAGAATAAACTCTCACATAGTCAAACCTTGTGTCTGCATTCTCAATAGTTAGTGTAAAGCTATTACTCACTTTCTCTTCTGGAGAGGCTCCTCTACTTGCAAAGGATATATACTCAAGGGGAGAGGTATAAAAGATATTACTCTCCTGTCCATACTTATTATAATAAGTGAAAGCATATTGAATTACCCCTGATGAAAATGAACCACTTGCAAGGTCATTCCTTGTAACTGTGACAGTTTCTTTAAGACCTAAGTCCTGCACAAAGTTGAATGAATTATTATCCCATTTAGCCTTTACATCATCTGTAGCCACAATATTAATAACCCTTGATTGATTCAATCCATCAATCCAATATACCTTCTGAATATTATCATTTTCATATACACCAATATTCTCAATTGGATAGTCTGTACTGAAATTCAGATTACCTGAGAATAGAAGTAGAGCCTCAAAATAAGTACCCTTATTCTCAAGTCTGTAGATATTATCATTTGTACCTTTTGTAAAGAGGGTCACATAGTTATTAAGAACATTCTGCCCAAGTAATACTCCATCAATAGTTACAGGGTCTCCAGAAGGAGATTGTAATGGCATCTCCTTATTACCTCTCTCATTAGTAACTGTCAAGAGAGTGTTATTATCTCTTGCAGTTATTCTAATGTTCTGAGCATCAAAGGCATACTCTGGATTGAACTTAGAGACTGATAAATCTCTTTGCATCCCTTTAAAAAAGTGTTGTTCTTTCTTTAGTGCCATATTAATGTACTCTTATATATTCCTTGTCTCCTAAGTTCTTGAATCCTCTCTTGAACTCAGTTACTCTTGGAATAAGCTGGTTCCACATATTAGTGATAGCTTCCATTTCTGATACAGAAGGAATCACAAATTCATTATTACATTGACCTGCCTTGAAAGCATACTCTTGTTGAGTATTATTTAATACAGCAGGACTTATCTTACCCATATCAAAAAGGATAGTAAACCATTCTTTCTTGATATATAGTTCCAGTGCTTTAAGGAAGATGGAGTTATCTGGAATTAAGGGAAGACCTTCATCATCCAACATAATAGCCTTATAACTAATATCCACCTTCTCATGTTTGATTGAAGTAAATATTACTCTCCCTTGTGTCTTGAAAGAAGGCTCTCCTCTCTCCCACCAATCTCTTTCTTCATGGTCATGAGTAGGATAGGCATTGAAATTATCAGTCATTGCCCTAAGTGCCATTCCATTCTTATGTAATCTGACCTGATTAATAGAGATTAAATCACAAGGCAACTCACCTCTGTACTCCTTAATATCTATTGTTTCTATCTTATCAACATAGACATTAGGAAGTCCCATTGCACTAATAAAGTCCAGTGTATATTGAATAGCTGTTTCTAAATTCAAATCAGTTAATAATGGATTCCTAAGCAATCTATCTAATATAATCCTAATATTTACAAAATTTATATTGTTTACCATACTATTGATTTTTATATTTCCAAATATATCCTTTAAAAGTTTTACTCTCAGTTCTTAAAGGATTTAAGCAATTAAGTAAAGAGCCTCTACTACCTCCCATTGACTCTGCTGCAAATTTAACAGACCTATATTCTTTGATAAAGTTACCTTGCAAATCAAATTGTAATACAGGGTTACTTCTTACCAAGTTTCTCTCTATATTAGCTTGAATTTGCTCTTTGGTGCACTTCTTCCCATTTAGCAATCTTGTAGCCCTAACCTTCTCAATTATCCTTCTATCTCTTGGTCCCTTTTTCTTACCTTTATTAACTTTAGCAGCTTCTTTTATAGCCTTCCAAGGAATAACACCTCTTCTTTCTTCACTCAACCTTCTTCTTAATTCTTCTGGACAAGATTTACCTAAGGTCCCATCACCTCCATCAGTAATATTATAAGAGATTCCTAAGTTTTTATAATGTCTTATTAAATCTTTCTCCAAGTTTTTAGCTCTTGCTTCTGTAAGATTTGTAAACAGGACTTGATGTTTTATATTATCCCACCCATATTTAAGTATAGCTTTCATAAAGATAGGGCATCTATTATAACCACTTCCTCTGAACCACCTTCTTTTAATATTGGATTGTGAGGTAATACCTACATAAACTTTATTAGAAGGAGAAACATGTTTATATACTATCCAAGTTTTAACCATATTTTAATTTCCTTTCTAAGTAAGGAGCATCTTTGATTACCCCTTTCTTTATATTTTGTTTAATTCCTATCTTTAAGTCCCTATTAGGTATAAGTTCATAATAGGACTTATTATTGTATGTGGCTGATTCCTTATTATAGTAAATCTGGAAACTTTCTTTTTCTTCCATCTTGACTAATATCTTATCTCTACAAGCCTCCTCATCTTTATACCAAAGTTCAAGTGTCTTATCCCAGTCTATAGGAAGGTTAATATGAATCTTTCCATCCTTACCTATTTTAGCTCCTCTATCAAACTTTCTTACCTCAATAGTACCCATTGATTTAGGAAGTCTGACATCATTACCAAGTAATAATTCATCAACCAAAAGTAAGTTTATCTTCCTTATGATAGCAAAGTATTGTGACTCAGTAAGAACATATTCCTTGCTATCTGGTTTATTCTTTCTGTAATACTTATATCCATCATATACACCAAGTGAGTTTCTTACTTTGTACTCTCTTGGTTGGTTGACCTTCTTTATCCTCCTTTTAAATTCTCCCAGTGTCTCCATTATCTCTTATTCAAATCATCTAAATCATCATGAGCATTATTATCCTCATCCTTAGGACTATACTCAGGACCCCTTAATTCTTTTACTACTAACTCTACAAGTGGAGGAACTAAAGCATCTTCTATTGGGAACTCCTTATCCTCTAACTTACATATTGCACCATCCTCTTCTGGACAAGCCATTTCTGATGCTTCTTTAGCATCCTCAAAGATTGCATTGAAACTTACCTTTTCAAGATGCAGGAATTGAGGATTCCATGACTTGAAGTACAGATAGCCATCAGGAGCTTTTGAACAATAGATTATATTTCTCAGGAACTTATTATAACCTACATATCTCATTCTATCTCTACTTATATAAGTAATCTCACCTTGATAGAAGTCCATAGGATATACTCTTGGATTACCTATCACCATAGTAGTAGGAACCTTATTCTTACTTCTTAAATAGGAGCTACCTTCACAAGGTTCTCCACTAATAGCTGGAACCTCAATAAGGTCTAAACATATACTCTGATAGTCACTATCTGGTATCTGTTTCTTTATGTCTGAATATCTCTGCTTTAATAAAAACCCCCTATATTTAGTTAATAGGAATATTAAGTGGTCAGTTGTATAAAAGCTATCATCAGATGATAGTTTTAATTCATCTAAACACATATAAATAATTTCTCTCCATGTCATATTTATTCCTCCTTATATTTCCATTTATAACCATAAGCACTATTTCTTTTGCCTTTACAAACATTAGATATGTTGCTTGTGGCAGCTTTAATTCCAAGATTTTGTATAGCACTTTTAATACTATCAAACTCTTTTATAAATTTACCACTTAGACTTAATTGTAAAATAGGTCTACAGTTTGATTCATTCATTGCTTTTATTGCTTTAGGATTAGGCTTTCCCTTTCTAATATTAGACAATTTAGTTTTCATTTCAGAGGTATTTAATATTGCCTTTATTTTTATAGAAGCCTTTCTTCTTTGTTCTATAGGAATGGTCTTTCCTAAATTAGCTTTTCTTACTTTCTCAATCTGTTCAGGAGTCAGTTTTAATCCAACTACCCCATAACCTCCAATAGTAGAATTATATCCATTCAGGTAGGAATCATACAATCCTATATAATAGATTTCCAATCTATTTAAGTCTTCTACAGCTATTTCTCTTGAAGAATAACTATTCTTAACTAAGACTTCATAGCTGAATTTATTCCTACCATACTTATTTCTTGCTCTATCTATCTTTCTACCAGCATAATGGTACTTTGAATCAAACCAATTCTTCCTTCTAAGAACTTCATTAGTAGTTTGTCCAATATAAGATTTTCCAGATGGAGAAGTATATTTATATATTATTCCTATAATCATATCTATACAATAAAACTCCTGCAAATATAATCTAAAACAATTACATCTACAAGAGCTTTACTATTTTTATATTCAGGGTATAAAGATTATGCTTCTACTCTAAACTCATCTTCCTGAGTACTTCTTAATATACTATCCTCTGTTATCCTTGGTACAAATGTTCTATTGTTAAAGTGAACCAAAGTATCATAGCTCTCAAACATTGGAAAGTCTATCATACAAGTACTTCCTGCTAAACAATATAAAGCATTCACTATAGTACTGTAATCCTTCTCTGTGATAAAGTAAGATAGTTCACCAGCTAATATTTCTTCCATAAAGAAAAGAACTATTATCTTGTCTACATCACTATACCTTTTATATCCAAACTGTGATAGAGTAGTAAAGTATCTTGTGATGGCTTCCTCAGATATTTCAAGCATTTTATCCATAGCATCCACAATTAGAGGTTGGAGACTTGCAATTATTCTTTATGAAGAACTTATTCCAGTACTTAATAGCCTGTGGATAGTTTCCTGTTCTAACACAAAGTTCAATTGCCTTTAACTTAAGTATCATATCAATGAAACCCTTTGGTATATTACAATCACATTCTACTTCCTTTAGATACTTGAGAGTCTGTTTGTATATAGGTTGTAAATTAATTACAGTACCTAATATTTGGTCCTTATCAAATCCACATGGAGTATCAGTTGATGGAGTACCTTTAGACTTTACATACACAAAGAACATAGTACTGCAAGGAGAAACCTTTAAGTCTTGAATACTTAATTCAAGTCTTACATTCTTCATCTGTTGTGTACCATAAGTGAAACAGTATGATTCATCTTCCTTGACTCTTACTGGGTTGCAACTACATTGCTCAGGAAGAGAATAGGTTAAATCATGGGCATCCTCTACATTATATACATAAAGAGGATTGTCACTTGGTCCATTCATCACAAAAGTATCTTGGGTATCAATGACTATACTATCTAATAGGACATCATCAAAGTAGTCCTGATTATCTACAGATACATCTATAATAAGGAATCTGTTATCTTGTGTTATTCTTAATTCATTAAAATGTAGCATAGTTCATATTTTTAATTGATAAAAAAAAAGGAGCATAGTTATTCTATGCCCCTTCTAATGCTATATCACTTAGGATAAAGTAGCAATTGTAAGCCCTGATGCAGTATTGATAGCACCAATTAGAGCATTCATTGCAGTGTGACTACCATCATCTACAGCAACCAGTGTAATAGTCTTTTCAGACTTCTGAACTGATTCATTGCTTCCTGTATAGAAATAGTGAATATCCAGTACATCATAAACTGCACTTGGGTCTACCAAGTAAGTAGTCTTAATAATGTTAGGATAACCCATTCCTCTGTAAATGTCACCTCTTGCACCCATACAGAAGTATTCAAGGTCTGCAATAAGATGTCCATCAGGAACAGTCTTCTTAGGAGTAACTACAGTTGCAACACCCCAAAGTCTATCTTCACCATCAACTGTAATAGTCAAGAACTGAGGAGTAAAAGGAATAAATGCCTGAGGCATCATACCAAGAACCCAAGGTTGTTCAGCTTCTTCAATGATTATCTTATCATAATCATCCTTATTAAGGTCAGATTCCTTAGTGGTAGCTGTTACTGGAACATCAGTTCCATCTGCTGCTGCACTATTAAGGTAAATATTCACAAGAGGAGTAGATTCTGTCTTATTCTCAAGGTTCTTAGCCAAAGAAATAGCCATCTTCTTGTAGAAATCTGATGCAGTCATTCCACTTCTTGCAATTACTTCACCATACTTGAAGTATTGGTCTTCCTCTGACAAACCAATATATTGTCTGAAAGCCAATCTCAAGATATAATTCTGACCTGCTACAGGAGTTGCAGATACATCTGCATCAAGAGTAACTGAGTATCTAACCAGCTTATGAGCCAGAGCTTTTGATGGTGTAGCCTTTGCATACAATACATGCTTAAGGTCAATCTTATCACTTGCTACAATCCCAGCAGGAGACATAGACTGAAAATACAGAGTAGTCTTAGCTGTATCTGCCTTTGGTACAATATCACCAGCAGTTGCAAGAGCTGCTGTATTATCTTTGAGAGCCTTTGCAACATATAGCTGTCTTACTTGATTAATAGAAATTACCATAATCTTTTTAGTTTAATTAAACATTTATAATTTATTCTTTATTTCCTGTTAGTTGAGTTTTACTTATTATGGCAAGCTGTACAGCTCTTTCAAGTATTGCTCTGTGTACTACAGGATTTAGTTCACATTCACTTTCAGTACTTACACCATTGATACTTAGTCCATCAGGTAAATCTACCAGTATAATAGGAGTGGGTTGAGAGATATATCTCATTAAATACTTGTCCACATTATACTTGCTGATTAACTCAGCTAAATCACTCTTTATATCAAGTCTTAGTACTCTGTCTTTACTTGGTCCTCTAAATGGATTATCCTTTGCTCTATATAAATCATCCTGTGGTAATGGAACCACACTTGCTTCTATACCATCCAAGCAACCTAATCTACTATCCTTGAGGAATGCCACTTCATAAGTAATGAACCAAGTATCTTGTGGTATCTCAAAGAATACTGAGTCTTGTGATAATCCCAGCTTTCCTGTAACCTTAGTACTTGTTTCATAGGTCTCCACCAAATTGCTCAAATATCTTCTTATTTCTTCTGTCTGTTCAAAGGACTTACCATAAATAACATTCCTTCCAGAGTAGATATCAATAATCAATTGTTCCTGAGCATTAGTGAGAAATGTTGATTTCTCATATTCATCAAGGGTTATATTAGGAGTGATACCAAATGAGTTAAGTAAAGTACTGAATCCATCAGAAAATTCTTTATTAGTCATTATTCACTTCTTTGTCCTAATTCAACACTTGCTTGCAAATCTCCTTGGTAAGCTGCCTTAGCCAATTCAACTGCCCTCTGTAATATCTCACTATGAATAATTGGGTTAAGCTCACATTCTGAAATAGTGCTTACACCATTTATTGTGACATCACCATATTCAGAAGATAGATTAGTAGTGATAATTGGAGCAGGTCTTCTTATATACCTTACCTTATAGTCTGTAATAGTTTCATTACTGTTTACTATTAGTTCTACAGAGATATTGTTTATAGAAGCAGTAATCATTCTCCATGCCTGATATTTAACTGGTTCCTTATAAGGTCTTGACATAAGTCTTGTATAATCAGAATAACTGATTGGAACTATCTGTTTAGTTCCTGCATTAGTATCAACAGCCTCATTTATAACCAAGAATAAGTCAGCAGGTAAATCATATACCTTAGCTCTCTCATCAAAGGTGATAGTAGGAGCACTTGTATTAAGTACTCCTTGCCCTACCTTTATTAATTCTGAAAAATCTATTTGTCTTTTTGGTGAATCATCTAATCCTTTTCCATACTTATTACCTGCTGGTTCAAAATAGTTCTTAACTATCTCTTCTTGAGCCTTAGTAAGCAGTACAGACTTTTCATACTCATTTAACCCCGGAGCAGCATTGCTCATTATGTTGTTATAGAGTACATCAAATTCATTAGAAAATTCATTAACATTCATATCTTTATTCTTTTAGCTTTGCTTCCAGACTGAACTTCAATTCTTGTCTCTTAGGAGCACTTAAGAACTTAGCAGCTACACTCAAAGTAGGTTCTTCATTATCTCCACATAGAGGAGAACCATCAGATTTCAGGTATAACATACCACCTCTGTTACTAATTAGACCTTCTTCAATAGCCTTCTTAATCAGAACTTTAGTATCAAGATACTGGTCTTCTGAAACTCTTAAGAAAAGTTTTGGGTCAGCTTGAATTAGCTTGTTAATCTTCTCATGTAAGAATTCAATCTTAGTTGTCTTAGCAAGAGGTCTACCATCAATAGTCTCAATGATTACTCTTAGCTTATCAGCATCATCTTGAATTTCACCAAACTTCATGTATGACTGCATTGTAGCATTCATTTCCTTCTTAGCAGTCTTAGCTTCCTCACCTTCCTGTACAATTACAAACTGGTAAGTCATTTTAGGTCTGTCTTGCAGCTCTTGAAGAGAAGATGCAATATAGTCCTTGTTTGCTAAAAGGATTTTATATTTGATATAATCATCAGGGTCAGCCAAGTTCAAGAAATTATCTTGCTTAGTTAATCTTACTGTATAATTATCCCAGAAGTTATCTACCTTCTTATAGATAGATAGAGCATTGTATTCAAGACCCATTATCTCTTCAAGATAGGCTTTCTCTTTATCAGTGAGGGCATTTACATACATACCAGAACTCAATCTTGGTAGAGTAAACCATCTTATTGCTGCTTCTGCCATACCTCCATATAGGATATGCTTAGGGTTTGAAACTAAACCAGTCTGCTTGGGAACAAACCTTACTATAACTCTTTCATTTCTTAGGCAGCTAATAGGTTCATCATTGTCCTTTATTACTGCTTGTTTCTTTGTTTTTCTTGTCTTTGGTTCTTCAAAGAGGTTATCCACATCAGGTATAACTGGTGTTTCCTTCATAATCTCTTCATCATCCAAAACCATCTTACTAACTTCTTTTGCCATATTACTTCTCCATTTAATATTTATATCTCCAAATATATCCTCCAGCCTGTGGTATCTTTCCATCTATACATAATTTTATTCTATTTTGTATTATATCTGTATAGTTGGAAGCCTCTCTTATGTTTCTATAAGAGTTAAGGACTTCTCCATCAGAGTTAATTTGAAGAACAGCATTAACATCTTTATGTTTAGTTGAATTTACCTTTCTAAAATTTTGATTGTATTCAGTAGTACACCATTCCAGATTATCTACACTATTATTAAGTCTAACACAATCTTTATGGTTCACTTCTGGTAGATTATCAGGGTTAGGTATAAAAGCCTCTGCTACTAACCTGTGAGCAAGTTTAAATTTATAAGAACCTTTGTTATACAATTTATAAAGAATATACCCATACTTATCATATTTAGGGGTTATAAATCTTTCCTTCTTACATCCATATCCTTGTATTCTATATACTCTACCTAAAGTGCTTACTTTATAATTATCAAAACCCTCTATAGGTTTCCAAATCTCTTCCATGTTAAAAAAAAAAATAAGGGAAGAGGAGTTCCTTCCCCCTCCCCTTTTATTTTTATGCTTATCCTTGCAGAATTGCAGGAATTAATGACATAGTTCTTGTTGGGTCAAGCACACAAACACCCAAAGTAGCCATTCTGTGAATTACAGCAGAGTCCTCATCAAATGACATATAAGGATTACCCTTTTGTCCAGTGAAAGGATTTCTAATACCCCATTGGTATCCTCTGTACTCATTGTCACCCTTAATCTTACACTTGAAGATATTAGGTTGGTCCATAGTACCAATATACCAGATGTCATATCTGTAAGAGAAAGCTACACCACCATTTGGATGTAAAATCTTATTTCTTACTGGGTCATCATAGAATGGGTCAACATCCAATCTCACTCTAACACCATTAGGAGCCTTATATTCAACAAATTGGAAACCAGCACTAAGTGCATTGCTGTGAAGTTTTGATTGAACTTTCTCAACAACTCTTGTAGAGTTATTATCAAGTACAAATGTAGTCCAACCAGATACAGTCTTCAATACTTCCTTATGGAACTGAATAGCACCTCTTTCACCAGTCTTGATTACAAAGAGTCTATCATCCATTGCAAGTTTAGAAGCTGATAGTTCATACAGTGCATCTTCAAGTAGCTTCAAGCTGAATGTATTGTAGTACATAGTATTGGCAACCTCTGTTTGTTCAAAGATACCAGCACCAGTCTTAATAGCATTACCTGATTTACCAAAGTTCATGTATTCACCATTCAGATTTCTGTTTGAAGTACCCCATGCCATAGCATTGTTCTTGTACTCATCAAATTGAAGTTCTACTTCCCAATCTACATAGTGCATCCACATGTTTGCAGTGTCCTTCACTTGCTTTCCACTTTCAAGATTTCTAACCATAGGAATACCCATAGCAAGTTTCTTGTTTAGCTTATTACCAGCTACCTTATGTTGGATTCTAATTGTAGTCCACTCATTTCTCATGCTTACAGGAGAAGTGAATCTAACATCACCAACTTTTCTTGAAAGTTCTTTTTCTACAGGAGCAAATTCAATAGAGAATCTTTCTCCTTGTTGCAGTCTTTCAGCAGGAACACCTTGAGTATTACCACCCATAAGTTCTACTTTGTACACTGCATTAGTACCTTCCATTCTTGCATCACCAAGGATTCTAAATGGATATACTTGGTTCAAGTTACCTACAATAACCTCACCATCTGCAAACCAGTCTTCTGGGAATACCAGATAGAAAGGAGATGTACCAACTCCCACATTAGCTGCACCAGCAGCAACTACAGTACCATTTTCATCTCTTGCCTCAACAAGAGGAATGTTTCTCCTTGAAGAACCAATAACATCCCAGTAGTATTCATTATCATCTTCAAACTCTCTTACAGGGAATGAATTAAGGAATGTATCCAAGCTCTTTCCTCTATAGAAAGCCAACAGTTGCACCATAAGGTTTGTAGCCTTCTGAGGTGCTTGTTGGAAGATAGCTCCAAGGTGGTTGTCACTTGTCAGACCCTTCCAGTGTTGGAAGCCTAACATTTGAAATTTACCTAATTTACCAGCCATAATCTGTTAATTATTTTTGTTAGTTAATATGTTTTTAGACATCAAGGTCCCAGCCCTTTCCAATATAAGACTCAGTATCTTCCTCAACTCCTCCAACATATCTTGGATTACCTGATGAATTTCTTGTAGTACTACTGAGTTTATGTTCTAATTCTCTAAGACTTTGCTTGACTTCTTTCTTTACTTTGCCCTTCACAAGACCATCAATATTCTTGAAGCCATCAGTCATAGTGAACAATACAGACAGATACTTTCTAAACTCAACTGGATTATCCATTTCATATTTTTGAATGGCAGTCAAATATTCTCCATCTTCTGTTTTAAAGACAGGCTTAGTAATATTATCAAATGCTTTTTGTCTTGTAGTCTTGTCAAGTGTAATACCTGTAAATACTTCCTTGTCCTCAAGCATTGATTTCTTTAATTGTGCAGCCTCTTCTTTAATTTTCCTTTGTTCTTCTTTTGCCTCTTCTTGAGCTTCCTTGATTAAGTCCTGATATTGATTGCTAAAGTATTCTCTGTTACTTTCCAATGCCTCTTTTGCATCTTCAATATCTGTGCCAGCATTGAAAGATTTCTCAACCTCTCTCTTAGCTCTGGCTTCACTATAACCTCTGTTCCTAAAGTCCTGATAGATTAAGTTCTTTCTCAATCTTTCACCCTTTTCAGTTTCATCAGTTATATATTCCTCCTTGATTGCATCCAAATTAGCAAGGGTTTGTTCATACCTTCTTACTTCATCTGGTTCTACATCAGCTTGTAATGCAGCATCAATTCTCTTTTGTCTTTCATCTAACCTTGCTTGAACAGTCTTTTCAACTGCTTCTGCAAAATCTTCTGGAGTCTTGATACCATTTAATGTATCATCATCAAGGTCAGGGAAGATACCTTCTTCTTTCAAGGCACTGGCAATGGAAGAGTAGAAGTTAGTTTTGGGAGAAGTACCTTTGTCCTTTTCAGATTGGGTATCTTCCTCTTCTTCTTGATTATCTTTTCCACTACCTACGCTCTCTGGATTATCAAATAAATCATCAGGATTTATCTCTTCTTCCTCAGTAGTTTTTTCAATTTCTTTTTCTTCTTTCTCCTTTGGGGCAGGTGGAGTTACCTGTGTTTCTTCTTCACCCCCATCATCAGAAAATAGATTCTCTACATCTATTTCATCCCCTGTCATAATGAGGTCTTCACTTAATTCTCCTATCATATTTCTACTCCTTTAGTTATTAAACTGATGCAAAGATAGTAGGAGTTTATGACTTCTACAACATAGTAAGTGAGACTCTTGCAACTCTATAAATAAATTACTTATTTACTGCCAAAAGATAAGGGTATAGTAATAATACTACACCCTTCCCATTTCTACTTCTTTGTAGGTTTCTTTCCACCTTTAGGTGGCATCTTTCCACCTGATTTGCAAGTCTTTGCCATAATAATCTCTCCTATTCTATTGTTAAACTAAGTTCCTCTCCAAGGAGTTTTGCTTTCAGCATAACTGAATATAACTCCTGAAAGGTAGCTGTGCTATTGATAACTTGTCCCTTTATCTTATTCTCTCCCACAAGGATACAACCTAAAGTATCCTCAGCTTTATTACCAACATGGATTAGTACCCCCTCATACCCTTTCACATCTATAAGTCTGGGTAACTTTCCTCCACAGAATTTAGCCCATGACCTATCCTTGAATTTGGGGCTTACAGTATTCATATCAATCTTGTAAGTTCCATAAGGAATTGCTGTCTGTCCATAGACCTTCTTACTCTGTATCTCCAGAAGAGATTGTGTTTCATTAAGACCTCTGTCAGTGTCTTCAAGAGTATCACATTCATAAACTCCATTTACATAAAGTTTACCTATAGTATATTGAGGTCCTTTGAATGTTCTTTTGAGTGTTAGTTTCATGTGGGATTAGCTACTAATGTTACATTCTTTAATACATCACCAGAGATTACATCACTACCAGACTGAGTTACATAACCTGTCTTTGATACAGACCAAGTAACTGTATGTCCTTTAGCTGCCCTAATACTTTTAGTAGTTGAACCATTGATAACTACTACAGCATCAGCAGGAGTAGGATTGATAGTATAGGTATATTTCTCAGTAATAAGAGATACTAATTTACCATCAACTCTCTTTTGAATATCAATTATCTTACCCTCTATAATCTTGTCCTTGATTACAAGGATTTCATCATCTGTTATTTCATTAGGGTCTCCTTCAACTATTCTTGAAAGACTCCCAAGATTAAGTACTCTCTTCATATTATTTCTTATTTTTATTAATCACATCCTCATAATTTCCCTTTCTTATCTGACAAGATAGGTCGGCACATATACTTGTCATTAAGCCCATCACCTGTTGCCTTAATTCCTTGACTTCTTCCTCAAGATTTTCATTTCTCTTAAGGACTTCATCCAGTCTTGACTTATTATCATCTGATAATTTCTTATAGAATTCTAATGAGTCCTGCATGTTTTTAATAAGATTATTATCTACCTCACTATTATACTTCTTTCTTGCAAAGAACCATGCAGTAAATCCAGAAGTAAAAGTGGTAACAATGCCTATTAATGCTGTAATAAGTATTCCACTTTCAATCATAACTATTCAATTATTTGTATAAATCTTTGAGTTTTGTTCTTAACATAAGGATTCATTTCCCTTACATTCACTTCTACTACTGTATGTTTCTTCTGGAACCACCTGAATAAGAAGAATTTCTTTGGTGGATTCACAGTCTCCCTTTTACCATTTATGAATGTATATCTCTCTAACTCTATCTCAGGTTTCAATGCTATAGTACTTGGGAATTCTAAATGAAGATTAGTTTTAAACCACTTATCTCCCACTATAGTATCCAGCCTTAACTGAGGGTCTCTAAATAGAGTGTCTTTTAGGGTAATAGTGTCAGTTCTTTGTGCATGACTGGCTTCATATTGAAGCTGCTGTAATCTCTTATCCTTTATTCCTAATTCCTTCTGGACCTCCTTCATCCTGTTGATGATTGAGTCATTAGAATAGTTTAGTTGGTCTATTGTTAGTTTAAATACCCTATTGTTGTCTTTTAGCCCACTCAATTGAGCATCATAGGCTTTGATATTCTCAATGGAAGTCTCATACTTAGTAGTCAACTGTTTATTCTGATATGATAGATAAGCCACAGCTCCAACCAATATTAGAATAAGGATTATTATATACTTCTTCATATCTTCTTCCCTTATATTTTTATGCAAACATATTAAAAATAAATCACCTATACAATAATATAAGTGATTTATTTATATAACTATTAACCTAAAGATGTTCCATCTAAATTAACCCATGAACCTCCATTCCATACTATATACTTACCAATCGTGGTATCATAATAAGGATAACCAGCATCATCTGTAGTAAGAATGGGTCTATTTAAGGTATCTCCTCTAAATCTTTTAAAGTTTGAATTTAATGCACTTGTAACTCCAGCTTGACTCATTACAGCAGTCTCACTGTTACCTAACTCTTGTACTACACCAGCAGAGATAGAGGTAAACCTGCCATTATTAACCCACCCAGTACTGTCTTTAACATATAATTGATAGATAGGATTAGTATGTTCAGTATCACTTGGGTCATAAGTAGGACCAACACCATAAATATCTCCTTGAGTGGCACTTGAAGGTAAGTCACTTACAGTGGCTACATAGCCTTTAATGTATAAATTATTAACAAATTCTGAACTCAGGTCTTGCCAAGTCTGTTGGTTATCCCTTGATATTTGAATCTTACCAAGGTTATTTCCTGTAACAACCCACTTAAACCAAGCAGCTATAGAGTCTGACACTACAGTCCATGTTTGACCTAAGTCTACTGATTGTTCAAGGTGGTTATTATTCACTCTAAACTGAGTATAGACAGGAGTATCATTTATATCTACATAACTACCTCCTTTATTGTATGATACTTGGAGTTTGTTATTATAGATTCTAAGTACAGGGGTAATACCTCTATCACCAGTAGCCTTAACACCTGTATCTACACCATTAACTACCCAATTACCTTCTGATGAAATAGAAATATCACCAACAAGCATATTGCTTCCTTTCCTCCAGTTGGCATCACTTTGCCAAGCCTCATCACTTATATCATCAGAGCCATACCACTCTATGACAGTTGTCTTGTCAAACAAGACATAGGTGATAAATAGTCCTTGTCTCCTTAACTCATCTGGTATTTGAAGCCTTGTAATTCCACTACCACCAAGGTAAGTTAAGAAGTACATATTGAAACCAGTGAGTATCTCATCTAAAGATACTCCTGTTTCTCTACTTACCACAGCATCCAAAAAGGTCTTAGGAAAAATATCCTGATAATTACCTGTTTGGTTTTCCTTCTTAATCAGTTGTTGTATTTCTTTCATATCTTATTATTATGAATTTGCTATTACATTATTAGCAACTAAACCTAATACCTTTACTATCTTGATATATCCTACCCCTGATATTGCTCCTGTGGCTGCAATCTGTCTTGTAGCTGTTGGAGTCCCAGATGCAGGAAGGGTATGAGTTATGATTCTATTATAATCAATAACAATATTCTTGTTATTATTACTTAGTGTAGCATGTAGTTGCTTTAACATTAAGGAATCATCAGATTTTGTATCCATTACAGAGCACATTATATCTGAGTTTGTACCATCAAATTCATTTCTTATTGGGTTAAAATATGTACTATAAAATATTCCTGTATAACCCGGAATAGTATAGAACACTTGTAACTCAGAATAGTTATATGGATAATCAGATAAGGCAATTATACCAATAACTCCCTCTTCATTTGTATCATCTGTGTAAGTAGAGTTTGTGTATAATGGGAATGCCATTCTATTATTCATATTCTTAAATGATGTAGCAAGCTGTGAAGCCATCTTAATGGTATTACCAAACACACTAACATCTGTTCTATTCATAACTAATGAAAGTAGATTATTAGTAGCATTTGCATTTGTGAATATATTATTGAATACCTTCACATTCTTGAATCCAATTGGATACATCATACTTGTAGGCTCATCTAAAAACCCAATAGCATAATCTACATTTTCCCTTAGTAATCCAGCCCAATCAATAAAAGTATTTCCACTGATATTTGTGTTCTGGGTGTTATAACACCTTATCATAAAGAACTGTGCATTCTTAAACACATTGTTAGTAATAGTCACATTTACTGTATTTTCAAGACCTACTAAAGAATATATATTAAAGTAGTCACTTCCCATACAAGAAGGTGATTGTACTGTTTTAAGACCAGCTTCCTGTTCTATATAGTTGCTATCAATTACCAAATTCTGTGAAGGTAAGTAATAACTTCCAGTAAAACTTGGACTATGTGAGTTAAATGTACATACAAAATACCCTTGCAGATTAAGTGCTCTATTACCTTTAATAAGACATTTATCCATTATTCTTGGAGATACACATGCTTGATATACTCTGTCAAAGGTATTATCTACTATATTGATGTTAGTGTGAAAACTATCATTTAAAGTAGTGTTTAATTCATCATGACATCCTATACCCCTTGCTATTAGACCATAAGGGGTTTGAGTGCCATCTGCTCCAAAAGTAACTTGAGGTCCAAAGTAACATCCCTCTACAGTGATATTGTCACAGGGTGTTCTATCAAAGTAAGGCATATCTGAACCATTACCACTTCTTGCCATTTCTATTTGAATACACTCCCCTTTATAGGTTGGTAAATCACTAAAATGAAAGAAGCCAATGAATTTCATATTTCTGAATGTTACATTCTGACATCCTCCTACTTCTATCATGTGGTGATTTCCACTATTCATAATAGTAATACCCTCAATCAAGATATTTCTCGCATGATACATTCTGAATGCACTATTCACTCCTCTATTTAATCCAGAAGGATTTGCTGACAAATCTATTGTACCACCACCATAGAACACAATATCATGATAACCATCATATTTGTAAACCCCTTGAGTAGTACTACCAAACTCAAATCCTAAGTTAGAGGTATTCAATAGAGTAACCCCTTTAGTTAATTCTACTTTTGTATATGAGAAAACCTCTACTACATTGGATAATTTATAAATAGTATTACCATCAATAGTTATAGTAATGCCCTTATTATATAAGGCTGTTCTAAAAGCTCTTCTAAACTCAAAGGTGTCATCACTCCCCAGACCTGTATTAAACCAAGTCATGTATATTTTATCATTTGTTATACTACCCTCAAGAGTAATGTTACTTAACATTCTGACATTACCATTAGCTTTTATAGAAGTATTGTTACATCTAACTACCCCATTAATAAAAGACCCTCCTTGAAAGTCAAGTGTACATCTTGCTGGTATAGTAAGAATGCCATGACCTAAGTCTATATCTCTGGTAATCTTATATATCACATTTGCTTTATTGAACTTATTCTGAGTTGCAGCTTGAATAGGAGGATAAGTTACATCTGAGGTTCCAGTAAGAGCAGTTCCAGTAGTACTATCTGTGGCAGTTACACTAAAGGAGGTAATATTGTTTATATCCATAGATGCAATAGTAGTAACTACTCCTGTAGAACTATTAATAGCAAATTTATCTCCACCTGTAGCCAAACTATATACATAAGGAGTAGTTCCTCCAGATGCAACAGCAGTTGCTACTGTAGCTCCAGCAGCAAAAGATACCACTGCATTTACCTTATTTATTGTTATATTTAAAGCCATATTTTTATATTGTTTTATTGTTTGCAAATATAAGTAAAAGTTCTCATATATACAAGTAAAAGTAGTACTTGATTTATACACCAAGTACTACCTTATTTAGTTAGACTATTACTACCTTTGAAATAAGAGTACCCTCAGAATTAACAATTACAGGTTCACAATATCTCATCCTCTTTGAGCCTGTGGTGAGAGCATTTTTGTTAAGTTTCGCAGTAATTACACTATTATCAATTGAAACTTCAAGTATTAAGGCTTGTTGTACATCATCATCTATATTAACTAAGTTACCTACAGCTAAAGCTGTGTTATACCCTGTAACAGTTACAATTGGAGAACCTGCTGTTGTAGCAGCAGTTGCTTGTAGATAACCTGTAGTACCATTAGTTAGCACATGACAATATTGATTACTATCATCTGAATTAAATAGTATAGAATCTCCTATTGCACAATTTATAGCCCATGATAACTGATTATACTCATTCATCCTAATAGTCTTTCTCTCCTTTGGTTTGACATTACCCGGATATATAAAGGACTCTGGAAACATAATTGGAGCACAATATGGATAAACATTATTGTCTACACCTTTTATATTCCTAAATGAATTAGGATTGTTATCCATTATTAAACTTGAAGCAGTAGTAAGATTCTTAATAATATTCTCATTAAACAAAAACCCATTTACATAAGGAATCTCAAATCTCATAAGATAACTTGTATAGTTTCCCTTCATATTCTCAAAAGTGTTACCAACAAATTCAACATTATCTAAATGAGAAGTATCAGTAGTTTGTGACTCTACTCTGGCATAGACAGGATATAAAATATTGTTTTTTGTTATTACTTTATTATCCTTAATCTGTAATCCCTGTATAATAGTATCTACAAAATATAATGGTCTTACTGTGCTTTCTATTGTGTTACCTACAATATTAACATTATGGATAACTCCAAAACTTGATATTACATCAGCCTTATTAGCATAGTCAGATTGAGATTTGATTGCAATGGCATTAGTACCCAAATCATTTTTTATAATGTTGTTAGCAATAGTTATATTATATGAATCTTCAAATACACTATTATCATAGGGTAAAGCCTCCTTAGATTCTACATAGTATGGATGCAAACCATATACTTTTCCTTTACAGTATATAGAACCATATCTTCCACCACAGCTATCTATGAGGTTTCCTGAGACAATTGTATTAGATACCCCGACATTAAAAGCCCCATATCTACAATTTTTTGCAACATTGTTTGTTACAATCTGATTATCATTCATATAACTACCCCCAGTCCATTCTGTAGAAACTGCAAAGTATGAAGTGTCTTCAAAAAAGTTATCAGTAATAATACAATTATTTCCCTGAGTAGCAATAAATGATGCTACTCCTTGTGTACAAGTATTATTTTGGTAAAGAGTATCTTTAAATCCATAATTAATAAATGTACCATAAGCATCTTTATTGCTGTAAGTCTTACAATTAAGTACTTTTAGTGAGTAAGAAAGTGAGGGGTCATAGAATATAGATTGCTCATGATGATTGTCATGGAACCTACAAGAATCAATAGTAACATCCTTGCAATTATTAATATTAATCGCAGAGGCATACTTTAGACCCCATTCTATATTCTGCTCTACACCTTGACTCTGGGCATAACCTGTAATCTCACAACCCTGCAAAATGACATTTCCACACTTTTCTATTCTTATCATATTCTCATAAGGATATGGGGTTGTAGGTCTTTGGTTTGCACCACCTAAAAATACCACATCCTTAATAAGTATATCATTACTATTGTCATGAATATGTAAGATATTAACTGTCTGGTTTGTGTTTTCATTATCTGCTATTAATGTACCTGACTGTAAAGTATTTACAGTAGTTAGGTCAAGCCTCTTTACTGTAAAAGTCATCCCATCTAAATTAACATTTGGAGATATAAAAGCTAAAGAATCTATGATACTTTGATTCAAAAGACCTCCAAACCATGATACTTTGGATTCTCTATTTTTAAAAGTACCTGTTATTTTAATGTTTTCAAATATCTTTACTTTACCAGCACATATAAGGGTATTAACTCCATTAATGACACCATTACTTATGCTACCTCCTTCAAATAATATAACACTATTATTTGGTACTATTATAGTTTGACCATTCAAGTTGTAGTCATATTGTATAATATAGATAGTATTCTCCTTACTAATCATTGACTGTTGCAAATAGTTCGTAGTAACTATATTACCAGTTACAGGGTCTTCTACTCTTACAACATTCTTTCTAAGATATATTCTACCTAAACCTGAATAGTCAGCAGTGTTGTAAACTTTGTCTGCAAACTTAAGAGATACTTGGTTTGCACTATTGGTCTCAGTTACAATATCCTCACTATCTACAACAGTCATACCTTTCATAAGGTCTATCAGGCCAACCCAAAGAGATAGAGTATTCCATTGATTCTTTCTTAGACCTTGGAATTGGAACATAGCCCATTTTCCAGTATCATCCAAGAAAGTAACTACCTGACCAATCTTTCTACTCTTATAAGGAATTAATTCTATAGCTTGAGATAGTGAGATATAACTCTCACCATACTTGTCAGTAATATTCACAAAGTCTGATACACCAAGCAAGAAGAATTGGTCTACAATATCCTTTACTGATGTCTTAACATTCTTTCCATTCTGTACAAGAACTACAGTTTCATTTCCCTTGAGAGGAGTTGCAGCTCCTGCAAATTCAGTATCTTTTCTACTGTTTGCAAGGAGCCACTTTTCTATTTTTCTATAATCTTCTTGTGTAAAAAACATAATCTTAGTCTTTATGAAATTAATACTCCAACAGCTCTTAATTGAGCAAGTAGCCCATTCACTGTTCCTATTACAGTAGTCAAATCTGCTGAGGTGTTCAAATCTGCAATATTAGTTCCTGCTTTTACACCTCCTAATGTAGTCTTAGTTGCAGCAGGTAACGTATATTCTTGATTAGCTACAGATGATGTAAATGTCTTAGTACTTACAGTATATGTCAGTACTTGCAATGTGTCATCCTTTTTACTACTTGTAAAATAAATAGCAGTAGGAGTTGAATCTACACTTCTTGTATAAGTTACAGGTCCAGTAGAACCGTCTATAATAATTTCACCACATTTTAACACATGACTTGCAGTAATATCATCTATAGGAGTTCCTATCTGACTTGACTCTAACTGAATTGTGTAAGGCTCATTAGGCTTAATATAGTCCTCATCCTTGACTATAGAACCATCTGCACCTATAGTATAAAATACCTCATTACCATAAGCTGTAGTGACATGAGCAAAACCTCCAGTGGAAGACTGCCAAGTACCTACTCCATAGCCATAATCAAGTTGAGTAAAGAAGAACCCACTCTTTAATTGTGACAAGTTATAAGCTTTTATCTCACTGCTGTCTCCTATTTCAAGCTTAACTATTTCAGGAGCTAAACCTATGAAATTAGCAGACAGTGATATAACACCTTTAGTTACCAATGCTTGTACTTGGTTCATAACAGGAGAACCTTCTTCTACTGTAATAGTTTCAGTTGCATATCTTGCAGTGCCATTAGCTTGTATTGTTCTTCCAAGAAAATAACTATAATTTCCTACTCTAACAGCTATAACATCATAGCTTGAATCTGCTTCTTCAAGTCTAATAGCTACTGACTGACCATTTAATATCTGAGTAAATTGGTCTTCTGTAATATTAACATCAAGTATTTTACTTTGTATGTTAGGATTATCCCCTCCACCATTATTATCTCCTCCTATAGTGGTCCACACTCCATTATTAAAGTATTTCATTGTGCCCTTATATAACCATATTGAGTTGGTATCAGGAGCATTTGGACTTACTACTAAAGTTCTTATTGTCTTCATATCTTTTATTTATTAGTTGTACTACTTCTTTTTCTTAGAGCTTGTCTCTTTATACTTGCATCAGTTTCAGCTTTCTTTTTATCCAGCTTTAATTTGTCCCTATCAAGTTTAAGTTTCTCATCAAACTCTCTTATCTTCTCAGCAAGATTAGCTTTAGCTTCTGGACTATAATCATTAATCATAATTCCATCTTCTTCATCTGGTCCTCCTTCTGATTGTATCTGAGCTACTATTATCTTAGTCTGATTATCTCTTATATTAGCTTCTTCCTTCTGGAGAAGTTCTGCCTCTTTCTGTTGTTGCTGCATAGCAGCTATTTGCTGTTGAGCTTCAAGTTGTTCCTTTTGAGCCTGTGCTTGTCTTTCTCTAATCTGTTTTTCATCTTTCTCAATTAGTCTTTGCTTTTCAGCTAAACTTGAAGATGTATAGAGCTTAGTGATAGTAGAGAATGATAAAGTTTGAGTCTGTAATGCAGCCTGAGCCAAAGTATCTAACTTCTGTTGAAGCTCTTGAGTTCCATTACTATTATCTACAACTAAACCATAATCAGCCTCAGCAAACTCATCACCATCAATCTCCATTACTCTTGTAGATGTATCTGATAATATATACTGGAACTTCTTGTTTCTTCCCTTTAAAGCTACCTTTGCAGTCTCTAAGAAGCACTCTAAAGCTCTTTTCTTTACATCATCATGGATAGTAAATAACCACTCAGTAATATGACTTGATTGAAGAGTAGCCCTCTCAACTCCACCTACAGTTTCTCTTTGGGATATTTGACCTTCTCTTTGCTTAGATATACCTGCAACATCAGCCATTTCCATCTTAATAAACTCAAGAAGGTTAATCTGTTGCTGAATATAGTTACCTATATTAGTTTCAATCATTCCCTTTCCAGCATTATTAAGAGCACCTGCCAACTTACCTGTAGAGGCTCCTATAGTACCTTCCTTGAAACTATCTATAACTGCAATATGGTTTACCCTTGCATAGTACATCCACTTACCAACATCCCAACCTTTAGGAACTTTAGATAAGTCAAGCTCTAAGATAGAACCCCAGTTTGAAGCAATAGCCTTATTCAGTCTATCATGAATAGCATCATACAAATAGTTATATGGCTTCATCATATCTACTAAACTGAAAGGTCTGCTGTCATTCAGATTATAGATTGAACCTACAATACCAAAGTGACATCTTGAAGGATTATTCAACCTGTTATATTGAATCAATCTTGGTCTCATATTGACAAATATTTCATTGCCAATCATGGTTCCTTCCCATGCTTCATTAACCCAGAATGATTGTACTTCTTCTCCTGCTTCCTTATTTACTACATAATTCTCAGGGTAGAAGTTCCATTCTTCCTCACCAGTTTCAGGGTCATAAGATTTAACCTTAAGTATCTTCCTCTTTGATTTCCAGTATAATCTCAGCACTCTAAGATTACCTGCCAAGTCATAAGGAAGGAGTGAATTTGCAATACCTTCTGTAAATAGATTAGCTGGGTCAAAGAAATAGGTTCCATCTCTAACAGTTATTTCATCACCAATCATATTCTGATTAACAAATCCATATCTTTCATCAATATTATCCATCTGGTCAACAGCTCCCTGACCTATGTAATCAGGCATAGTTTCAATATACTTTATGTCCTTTGGAGATAATACATCATAATATGTATCTATTACTCTACCCGGAGACCAATAATCCTCAAGGATTATCATGTCAGCATCTTCCACCTTATTACTGTACCCAGACTTGAATATCCTAATCTTTAATGGGTTCACTCTCTCAATGACTGGTTCTCCACCTACAATATCACATTGATAGATTTCCTCACCACATGTCATTGCATCCATGAAACCATTATTGAATATAAGAGGAATATCATATTCCTTGATATAATGGTTAAGCAATTCATTTGCTCTTACCTCTCTTATATCCTGCCATTCATAGGTATAATAGTCATTTAGTTTCTCAAGTTTAATATTGTATTCATCCTCAGATATTGAGGTATCAGTTATCATTTCTTGAAGCCTTTGTAATAGCTCATTCTTCTTATTATCCTCTATTTCTGAGATAGCATTTGGGTTAGTTACTACAACCTTAAAGTCAAATACTCTCTTACTTTCCTCACCTCTAAGTACATTCAACTTACTATTCATGATAGGATAATGTTGTAACCTATCAGGGATGTAAGCTGCCTTTATACCATCTGGATTAAGTACCAGTTCTAAGTCTGACATGTGTAGCCTGCCATTAAGCAAGTCATAGTTTATCTTTTTATGGATTACTGACTTCCTAACCAAGCTATAATTGAAGAATGTCTTCTGATTAGCCCACAACAGACAATCCTTTCTCCATTGCTTAGTCTTCTTAGAGAAAGGAAGCATCTGTCTGGGAAAGTTTAAAAAATCTGCCATAGTCTTCCATCATTTAATTTTGTGACAAAAGTAAGTAAAAAAGTCCATTTAGTCAAGCACATAAGTGATTTGTTTATCTAATTGTATCTTCTGTACTAAATTTACTGGGTTTCTGGAAAGGGGCTTGTACTACCCTGTAATTCTCAGTAAAGAACTTATCATTCCCTAAATAATCCTTTGGTACTTCTTCTGAGTCTCTTGAAGGGTTTCCTTGATATAGGACCATCTTCTCCTCTCTATATAACATAACCATACCTAATGCCCTGATTCTATCCACATTTATCTCTGGGTTAAATGCAATTAACTCTTCAATTAATGCTCTGTTTCTTAAGAAGTTAAGGTTATAAACTGTTACTTCTACATCCTCTCCATCAACATTCTGTATAATAGTTACAGGCTTCATCAGCCAGTCTCTTATAAGATTATTAGCATAAGCATTAATAGCTGCTGAGGCATTAACACCCTTAGCATTAGAACCAAATGAACTATACTTAATCAACTGTTTGTCTCTTAAGAACTCTGGAGTATCAGCCAGTAAGTGAGTACAATTCATCTTACTAAAGTAAGCAAATATACCCTTCTTATTTGATTCATACAGACATTTTGCATTATAGAACAGACACAGTAACCTTACTATCTCAAAGTTATCATCTGCAAATGATTGCCTACCAGTGTACTCAGCTACAATCTTATCAGTCCATAAGTCAAGAACAAAGGTAGAAGAGAGAGAGGAAGATTCAGCTTGGTCATTATCTACAGGGTCATGACCAATAATATATCTTGTGTGGGGAACCTTTCCATTTCTATCTTTCTCTGGCATTTCATATATTTCAATAGCACCCGGAGTATCATTCTCTACACCAAACTTCCTGATAGGTACATCACTGGTTGGAGTAAACTCAACTCCATTACTATTCTGTACCAACTTACCAATATATACATCATCATAAGCATGTACATCTTGGTCTAATTGACTTAATCTTTCTGTAAGAGCAGTAATAGGGAAGTAGGCTGCCTTGACCTTAATAATAGCTTCTGCTGGTGTAATAGGGTCCTCAGCAATTACTCTCAATACTGATTTAGGGTCAGCACTGTATTTAGCCTTGTACCTTGCAATAAGAATCTCTATAAGAGCCTTAACTACATCTGATACACCATCCTTATTATAGCATCCTGCTCTATTAATATATGAAGGAAAGAAGAAACCAAACTTAGGTTTACCTTGCTTTGGTCTGTCAAATACATTATCTATAGACAATATATTATAACCATCTGGATTATAAAGTAAAGTCTTAGCTGAACTAAAGTCAGACTCACTCTCAGCAGCAGTACCTACAAGGTACATAGTAGCAAAAGTATAGTCACCATCCTCTACAGACTTTCTGGTAATATCATAAAGGGAAAGCAATCCTTTGAAAGAACCCATTTCCTCAAATAGAATCCAACCTCTCTTACCTCTCAGCTTCTCACTATCATCCTTTGCAGATACAGCAAGTACTTGATTCAGAGAACCTTTCTCTACACCATATTCATCCTTATAACCCATTTGCCAAGACATCTCATTAGGAGAGTTCTTTAACATAAGATGTGGGAAAGGAGTATTAGCAAAGCTAAAGTTAATTGAAGGCTTGAACTTAGATAGAGTACCATCCTTATCATCTTTCAGATATTCCTTCTGATAAGCTGTAAGTACTGTAATAACTCTCCTATTGGATTCCTCACTCTCTCCAAGTATAAGATTATGGCTCATAATTGCTGCTAAGCTATAAGACTTAGCACAACCTCTCTTTGCTAATTCAATAGCATGTTTACCACCTTCTCTTGCTTGCCATAGGTAATGGAATCTCCAGTATATACCCTCAAAGAAGAAAGGAAAAGCCTCAGTTCTGATAGCCTTCTTTCTTCCTTCTATCAGCTTATTAACCATCATAGGACAGTAATTCATAAACCAATAGTTAAAGCCTGTAACCCATTCTCCATCTGATTCTCTTACATAACCTTCATAGCATCTTCTCTTTTCTTCATCCCAGTGTCTTCTAAACTCAGAGTTAGGGTTACTGTTAGGTTTTAAGAATGTATAGCACCCATATTTCAAGAAATGCAGAGCTGGTTGCCTAAAATAATCAGCATCCTCAATGATGTGTGGATTAGTAATATCTACTATAATCCTACCCTTTTCATCTCTTGGTAAGTCCCTTGCATAAGGTCTGTTGGGGGATATAAGTCTCTTGACAAATTCTACTGTAGTAAGAGTCTCAAGTAACTGTTCCTGAACCTCCTGAGGAAGGGTATTCATTAGTTCCTCAGTAAGCTCAGTCTGATACTTGTTCATTTCTAAATATTGCATAACTCCTTAAAATCTTGCTTATTAATATACTCCAGAAGAGATTTGGTAATAGAAGTGGTTAGGAGGGAAAGAGCTTTAGTTTCTTCTGCATCAGTAACAATTCTATTAGAGTACTGAGTACCAAATGCAGGTATCTTTTCACTCTTACTTACAAACCAAACTTGCATTCTATAAGTCTTCTGTGATTTAACTACAGGGTTACTATCTATTATCTTATGCAATACAAAGTATCCCTTTCTTCTATTAGGAAAGCCTTCATAATATACATTAAGTCCTTCTACTATATCATTTATTTCCATAACTATAAGTCCTCATATATTGCTTTTTCTTGTGCTCCTCTTACCTTATCATTCTGTGATAATTCCTTAGCAATAGCTCTTTCAGCTTCATCTAAGTCCTTAACCATTGATGGTATAAGTTTAATAATAGCACCTAATTCCTTAGTCTCTTTTATATCAAGTTCAGTTAAGTCCATACTCCTTAACTTCATTCTATACTTATCTACAAGCATCCTTGTATCATCCAGTAATAACTCAGAAGTAGTCTTAAAACTTGCATATAGTGCCTGAGCTTCTTTCACAGTAGTATCAGGTTCCCAGTTATCCTTCATACCTTCACCCTGCTTAATAGCTTCTTTCCTCTCCTGTTCATCTATTATATACTTATAATCACTTCTGGAGTCCTCCATAAAGTAACAATATCCAAGCTCTGTAATAGCTCTCTCTTTTGAGAGAGATTTATCTCTATTCCATATCTGTCTGAATGCCTTTAAAGCATAGGCTTCATCAGATATAACCAGATTATATCCATCTCTTTTGAATAATCTCATACTGCTTAAAACTAAAAAAGCCCATAGAATTAACTACAGGCTTTTGTTTAAATATTTTAATAAACTCTCTATTCTGTTAGGATTATCTTTAAGTAATCCTAAAGCTAAATTACACTCTCTACATAGAACCCCTCTAATCTGATTATCAGAATGCCTATGGTCAATACATAAGTTTTCAGAAGAGCCACAAACTTCACAAACTTTTAATAATTTTATAGCCTCATTAGCTTCTATATTATATTTATAGACTCTCTTACCTTTGTTTACTCTACTTGTAATTTTCATACAGTCTTTGCAATAACTGTAGTAATACTTTATAGGTTCTCCTTTCTTATTAAGTCTATTATATCTTATATTTGTATAAAAATTATCAACAGGAAGTAATCTATTACACCTTTTACAAGTTTTAAAGGTTTGCTCCTCAAATTTACTCATCTATACTATAAGTTGTGGTCCTGTAACAATAGTTGGATTTTCTTCAAATTCCTCAATCTCTGCTACAAATTTTACATCTCCATCTTGAATCATCATGTGCTCAACTCCATCAATCTCCATGATGTCAAACTTATATCCTACTACAGGATTATCTTTAATAACACCATCTTGCAATGAGCCGGGTTTATGTTGCATTACTGCATATCTTTTTGGATTGATATATACTATATCTCCTACTTCAATACCTCTTACCATTGGTCCAACAGCTACTACTGTCTGATATTCTTTCACTGAACCAGCTCTGGTACTATCTATAATACCACCAGTAGTCTTTAGGTCAGTAGGATATTTATTTAAAGTGACTACCATGTTATTAAACATGGGTTTAACTTTCTTGATTGTTGTAATCATCTCTTAATCTTCTTATATGTTCAAATCTTTTCTTAACTCCTATCATCCTATCATAAGTACAACTAAGTTTACCTATTGATGGAATATTGAAATTGGTTCTCAACTTATCAAACTCCTCTTTGCTTAGGTCTTCCTTTAGAGGCAAGGCTTTGATGTTATTCCTAATAAAAGTCCAATAGGACTCATAGGCTTCCTTCACCACTTGTGGTGGTAATCCAAGTTCTATGGATACCTGTTTTATTGCTTCTGAGTATATCATGAGAAATCAAATAATAACATCATCTTGAATGAACCATTCTCTTCATCTACTGATGGAATGTATCTTGGGTTTATCTTCCCATCAATGATGACCTTATTCTTTCTTAACTTACCCATGATGACCTGAAAGTGAGGAAGAGATATATCACACTCTTCCCTTACTTTCTTTTTAGTATCTTCACTCATAGTAACCTTATCAAGTATCTCATTATCTTTAATGACCTTGCTGAGTTCATATCTTTGCTTCACAAATGAAGTAATGACATCCATTTCTCTCTCAGTCAAGTTATGAAAAGGTGTAAGAAACTCGAACCAATATCTAAAGAACTTACCATCTACCTTGCAAGGAATCCTAACTATTGAATCCACTTGCTTAGCCATAGTTTATTCTCCTTCCTTTACTTCTTCCTCAGGTTCCTGTTCAGGTTGAGTCATTAGTATTTCAAATTCTGCACCACACTTATGCTTGAACTCTTCTGAGATATAAGGTGTAGTAGAGGTAATTACTGTCCATAGCCACTTCAATCTTTCATAGAAGTTACCAAGATTAGCTTCTTGTAAAGCCTGACTTAACTTCTGATTCTGCATATATAACTGTCTGCTTTGTTCAGACAACTGATGTGCAGTATTTTCCAGTTCTTCATAACTTAGTTTTCTCACTTCTGGAGTATCTTTGCCACCCTTTACAACTTTCATTTTATTCTTCTCTTCCATTTTATTTTTCTGTTAGATAATTTCCACCATACTTTTGCCCATACATTTTCTCCCATTCATGTATGTGTGCTTCACCAGTCTCAGTTCCACCACATTTGTCACAGTAATCTATGCCATCTGAGTTTCTTATTGCTAATGATAGACAATGTTTACAATATACAACTGGTATATTATTATATTCTTCCTTGGGAGTTTCAAGCTCAACTGGCTTGACTTCTGTACTTAAGTTCTCCATAAATCTTCTCTTTAGTAATCTGTAACTCCCTACCACAGGTCCTCTTTCTATTATTGAAAGGTCTCTTTGGGACTTCTTCTCCCCAAGATACTACATGACCCCTTCTGATAGCTCTCCCAATACTCTTGTATTTACCAACAGCACTATAAATAGCAAGATGTAACATCATCTTAGGTTCATTGTACTGAGGTTCTTTTGTCTTCTTCTCTTCCATAATGCCAGCCATTTTTACTTATAAAATACCAAGTAAATCTGTTCTCCTAAAGAAAACATGTTTACTATATCTTCTCTTTTAATTTCAAGCTCTTGAGCTTGCTTGATTACTTCTCTAACTGTAGAGCCTATAATACAAGTGATTAATGTCTTCTCCTTTTCCATATTATTCACTTTAATTAGTTGCGGGAGGTAGAGTCGAACTACCATAAACAATTACTGTCTCAAGGTTATGAGCCTTGCATGTTACCATTACACTATCCCACGATGTATAGAGCAGATAGAGAGAATCGAACTCTCACCAAAAGATTGGAAGTCTATTGTACTAACCTTTATACTATACCTGCATTTGTTAGAGATTTGCTATTGGTACTCTAACTTCTCCAGTCTCAGCTTAGCTGGAACCTCCTATCATCTACACCATAAGGTATTCATAGTAGCATAGGATGTTACTCTCTCACTGTATGAATGACAGCTTTTAGTAACTTGTTGAGCTTCTTATAGGAATCGAACCTATATAACTTCATTACAAGTGAAGCATAATAACCTTTATATTAAAGAAGCATAGTAACCCCAGAGGGAGTCGAACCCTCACTGGATAGGGCTTAAACCTACTGTCTCTTGACCATTGGACTATGGGGCTATCTTAATCCATTGCACCTTTTCTACATAATTCAAACAAGTACTTATACTTATGAAGGTTAGTAATGAAGGCTTCACACTCACTTCTAACTCCAGCAAAGTTAGAAGACTGAGGTAATTTAGTGTAGAAGGTATCAGCTCTACTTATCAGATTATCAATTGCTTCATGAGGACAAGTAAAATCAAAGTTAGTTCCTTTAAGGAAGTTTGGTTCAAACTGTCCCTGAATACCTTGAACTTCTTCTGCAAGAATGTCTTGATAATCAGATATTTTATCAATAAGCTCATCAACCCTTACATGGATTGAATTACTATATGCTGACCAATGAAGATTCTTAAACTTAGTCTTGAATCCTTCAAGTACACATAGAAAGTCTTTAAATTGATTTCCTTCATGTGAAGGAGACTCATATTCAAAACCTTCTAATAGATTATCTCCAAATGTATCTATCATGTTGTTTTAATTTGATGTTACAAAGATATGTATTATAATTTATATATGCAAGTAAATCTGCATATTTTTTTTTTGTACCCTCAGTAGGAGTCGAACCTACAGCCTTCTGAGCCTAAATCAGACGTGTCTTAACCATTTCACCATGAGGGCATTTAGCTTCTATTTTGAAGCTAATTTACTTTGTAATGTATAACCTAAAAGGAACCAAATCTTATCTTCAATTCTCTTTAAACATACTTCTTTACCAATATTCTCATCATAATTAGATGGGTCTACACATGTAGTAGACTCTCTTAATGTGAATCCATTCTCCATTCTAACTGTTACATAAGTAGTAGGCTTTCCAAACTCTTCTACTGTTCTAACAAGAACATCTTGCATATTCCTGTTTACTTCTTCTTGTGTTACTGTATTCATATAAATAAAATTAGTTGTGGAGACCAAAAGACTCGAACTTTCTTTGGAGGATTTTCAGTCCCCTGCATACACCATGTCTGCCAAATCTCCATTAAAGTGGGCACAGAGAGACTCGAACTCCCCTACTCCAAAGTCCATTACATCAATTTGATAAAGGAGGGCAGATTTACAGTCTGCTGATGTTATGTACCCATTATATTTGTTCCCCCATGAGGAATTGAACCTCACCTCATAGATTAAAAGTCTATTGCCTACACCTGCCTGCTATAGGGGAATATGTACCTCCACTAAGAATCGAACTTAGAATCTTCTCCTTAAGAGGGAGCAGCTTTAACCATTCAGCTATAGAGGTATTTAATTGTACTGAGGGTAGGATTTGAACCCACTATCTTATGGATATAAGCCATCTGCATTTACCACTTGTGCTACCTCAGCATATTGGGGTGTTAGATGGGATTTGAACCCCTAATGACTGCCTTGAAAGGGCAGTGACTTAACCAATTTGTCCAACCCACCATTTTGACTATCCTATCTTCACAGACCAGATAGTCCACTCTTTAAAAATCATGAAACAAAAAAAATCCACCTTCAAAAGTACCCCATTAAGGACTCGAACCTTATCTAAAACTTTAGAAGAGTCTTGTGCTTCCATTACACCAACAGGGCATTTATTGTTGTTCCAGCAGGAATTGAACCTACATTACTTGAGCCAAAATCAGGTGTAATAACCATTATACTATGGAACAATGTTCTTATCTTCTAATCATGATGCAAAGATAAGTCAAATATTTGATATATGCAAATTTTTCACTAATTATTTTCAAGATAATATGAAAATACTCCAGAAGTGAATTAAGATAATAAGGTGGAAGAGGTTAATCAATAAAGAGTTAGCCTATTTTCTCAACCAATATATCAGCCCACTTCTCTGTATAGAAACTATAATAATTCCATTTCTTACCTAACTTATAGGCTATATAATGCACCAAGTTATGTAAGATAGAGGGGATAGCTATCACTGGAATATACAACCATCCTAACAACTGAGACTGGTATGAATGCCCTAATTCATGCTTCAAAGACTTATCAGTAGAATTAGGAAGTGCAAATATATAATCCCCTAAAGAGAAGTTTGAGAGAATGTACTCTGTTATAATTAAATTCTTCCCATTGTACTTTCCACTATAGTGACACAAATATCCTAAGCATCCGTAGATAAGAAATGCTATATAATTCTGTGGGAATTGCCACAACCATAGTAAGAAGTTACTTAACCATTTCATACCTTATATCTCTTTACATCTAACATTCTTGAACTAACTCCTTGTGCATAATACCTATCATCATTATGATTCATAGACACACATACAGCACCATCACACTGAACTATGTTTATAGTTTCAATCTTAACCTTCTTAATTGTCTTCATATTGTTTCATTTAAAATTGGGTACAGTTATCCCTCCCTCCTATTTTATTCTTAACTAACTAAAGTAAATAAGGAGTAAAACTTTAGTTTCATATAATAAGAGACCCTACAGACATTTCTCACTGCATTAGACTGGATTAACCAGATTCTTACTCCTATAGACCAGCAGATACACCCGTTTATATACTATTAGTTCTTCTCTTACTTATCTCAAGGGTTCATTACCTGTGCCCTGCTAATGGTATCCTTTACTTTCCCATGTTGGCTGAACCAATGTACCTACTAATAGGCAGTCTCATTATTATGGTGCAAACATACAAAAAATAAATGACATATCCAAATCTGGGGCTATTATTTATGAAAGTTTAACTATTGACTATATAATATGCTGTTCTTTTAAGGCTTTTAAACATCTTGCAGTCCATTCTACTAATGGTTCATCATTATCACAACTCATATATTGTCCAGTTTGGAATATAGAATGTACTATCTCATGTAGGACAGTAAGTTCAATTTCATCCTTTGAAAGTTTACTACCATCAGGCTTCTTTGTGCTAATGGTTATTACCCTTGAAGGACTCTCTGTTTCTCCAAATAACCACCTATCATTTTCACCAACTACTTCATCTGCAAACTGTATTCTCCAAGTACTCCCAAATAAATTATAGCTCTTCTCTTTCATACTTTTAATTTTTGGTCAAAGATAAGTATATAATAGATACTATCCAAATAATTTAATTTTTTTTTTTTTAATTTTTTTTTTGATTCATAGTCATGAGTGGGATATACACCAACCCCACCTCCCCCATCACTTAGCCAGTGGGGTCATACCCCCTATGGTTAAACAAATTATTCATTAACAATTTAACATTAAGTATTATGGACAATCAGTTAAAATTCCGTGAGACATTGACAGTTGAACAGTTTAAAGCAGCTCAACATGTAGACAAAATCCAAGTGAAACAGAATCCTAAGACCAACAAGCTGTTCTTCACATTTGGTGCAAAGACAGGAGCAGTTGCAGTGAAGGGTATTCCTGCACATCCAATGGTATCAAATGTTGAAGCACCTGATGGTAGCTCATTCTGGCTGTTGCATGAAGAAGGCACAGGTGGTGCTCCAGTGTTGGCAACATTCTAATGGAGGAGGGCTTTGCCCTCTTTCTGTTCTATTCTTCTGAGCATTAATAGTATCTTTTAAGCATTAATAGTGCTTGCTTTGGATAAATACAGAGAGTTATAATTACACAATTAAGTTATATGCTAACCTATTTTAATAGGATAAATACAGAAGGGACTTAATGAAGTGAATTGTAAAATGCTAACCAAAGTTATATATTCTCCCATCTATTATACTAATTCTCTTCTGGAGTATGGATAGTAGTGGGAGAGTTTCTATGTTTGAAGATAGTAAGTTGTAGGCTTTAAGTAGTCAATCTTATTGCATTAGAGCTTGTATTAGAGTGCATGAAGAATAGTGTCTCAAATGTCCTTTCTTTACTCTTTCTTTCTATGTTTGTTGATAGTGTGAAAGTGTGGAAGACTGAGTGTTAGTCTATAAAATCCCAATACACATCATGCCACATTCAAAGACATGTCAAAAAGAAAAAGAGGAGTAATAGAATAACTGGATTTACTGGTTACATTGTTAGACTAAACAGTGCTTTTAGTTTAATTGGACCACAAAAAGGCATATAATAAGCACACAGTAAGCATACCAATGGGCTAATTCAGGCAATCAAATGTGAATAATAGTAGCATTTGACAGAACACATGCCATTAAAATGTGTTAAGAAATGACTAATATATAATAGAATAAATGATAAGGATAAGATATTTGATGTTATTATATTGTAAGTGTTGACCACTTAGGGGACTAAACAAACATCCACCTGAAAGATGAAATATCGTAAGAGAAAGTAATGCTGAATAGTGAGCCCACTGAGTAAAAGAGTAATTTATTACATACTATACAACAGGTGGTATATCTTAGTAGCCAGTCTGAGGGACTTACAACTATTAACCGAGTAAAGGAAAACATTAAGAAGATAGTCAGCCTATTTAAGGAAGAGTACATGGGTGGATATGATAACATCAATAATCAAAGGCACATTAGCTCAGTGGTTAGAGTATCACATAATGATTTTAAAGGTAGTTATTGTGAAGGTCACTGGTTCAAATCCAGTATGTGCTTCAATTATTAACAAATTAACTTATAAACACATGAAAAAGATATTAATAGTAATTCTATGTACACTAATCACAGTGTGCATAATATCCTGTGATAAGGAGTATCCACTTGGTCAAGAGAAAGATTTAATAATAGTAATAGATACAGATACACTAAATACTCATGGCTAAAAATTATCACAAGGAGAATTGTAGCTCTGAATTAAGAGCTACAATTACAGACAAATTGGGTAGAACAGTTTCACTGTTTGGGACACATGCTTTTGAATGGTCAATAGTAATTGCATCAGACAATAGCATCACTATGCAGACCTTCAAGAAAGGTAGTATTGCAAGAAAAGAGTTCAATAAATACAAAAGAAAAAGATAATGGAAGACCTAATAAATACTGAGAATGTAGTGACTGTAATATTAGTCATTGCATTCTTTGCATGGTTATTCATGAGAGACCAGAAAGGAGCAGGAGAATGAAGGCATTCAAACTAATTATCAAGGGTGTGTTATTATATATAACCACTCTTGTCACCTTATTATATATGTGTGGTATTGATAGTATTTATGACAATGGATATTTCTTTCATGGTCTTATACTTGTAGCCATACTAATTGGAGTGTGTTATAAAACTATTAACAAAGAGGAGCTTGAGATACTTACATTCAACAAGTATCTCAATCACCTTGATGATAAATTCAATTAAATTATAATCAAATGGTACGGACAATTTATGTGGTTTATACAAACCAAAAGTTAAGTAATTCACAGCTTCGAGGTATGAAACAATATATGTTTCTGTGTCCTTATGACATAATTCAAGCTGGTGATATGATTGAAGATAACAGATATTCTACTCCTATGCAAGTAGTGAGTTGGAATAGAAATACAGCTCAGGTGCAGAATGGCATCACTCTCAAGGTCATTGAACCCTCAAGGTTGAATGGTGCTGCAATAGTAAGAGTAAATTATTCAGAAGCAGAACAAAAAGTATTGAATAACATGGAAGCAAGAAATATCTCAGTAACTCTTGAACAAGCAAGAGAATGGTACAACAGTGGTAATACAACTCTACGCACATTAGCACTGAATGCTTATGCAGAAAGTGAATTGGTTGGATATGACTATATGAAGTCATGTGTAAACAAGGACACAGTTAGTCTGACTATACCTCATGGTGATGGTGGTAAAGTATTAACCAATGGTAAACTGGCTATCATAGCTAAGTATCTCAATGGTTCATGGGAGATGGGTGCAGGCAGGACTGGCTATTTCATTGGTAAATCATCTATGGGTGGTTCAGCAGTAATTGCTCAGGTTGACCTCACACATGGTATTGCAATCTATGAACACAAGACTGTACAATATGCAGGTATTGTGTACTTCAAGAATGCTGAGGATGCCAAGAAAGCAGCTAAAATGCTTGGTGCTGATATAAGGTATCTATTTTAGGTATGTGTTTTATATAAGGTTAATTAAGGAGTAGCTCATGTTGTGAAACACAGCTACTCAAACTGCCCTCATAGTTCAGTGGATAGAACAAGAGTTTCCTAAACTTTAGACAGAAGTTCGAGTCTTCTTGGGGGTACAATTGTAAATGGTTTTGAAAGGGTCTGCGATACAATAAGTACAGAACCCAATTGCTAATAGGTAAGCTATAAAGGGTGTTATGGGCTGTGAGACATTTCTACCTTGTAAATCACAAGAAATGGCAAGAAGTAAATTCTTAATAAACAATTATATGAAAGACTTTAAGTATTATGGCTTATTTCTCACAGAAGAGAGTAAAGCTGAATTAAAAACTTGGTTGATTAATTCTAATTATCAACCTGAAATCTTGAAATCTGAGAAGGAGTACTTAGACCATTGTACATTATTACATGTGTCTCAGAGTGATTACATAAAAGAAGCTACTTTTGAGGATAGATTGGGGGAGAGATACTCTATAATTATAGATGGTATTGGGGCATCAGATAAGTCTTTAGCTTTTAGAGTAGCTGGAGGTTCTATGTGTACAGTATGTGCTAACAAGATTCCACACATAACTATATGTACATTCAATGGTGGTAAGCCAGTAGATAGTAATAATATTACCGAGTGGAAGGATATTGAACCAATTATTATTGAAACTAAACTTGAGAAGAGATAATAAATGTTGAACTAAAAAAAAAAACATGACTCAGTTTGTATTTGAATTTATCCTTGTGGGATTAGTAGGAGGATTATTAGGAATCTTCTACAGAAATTGTTTAAAGGTGGAAGATATGATATTCCACTGGTGGTATGTAATACTCAAGAAATGGGTAAAGAAATCAGAAATGTATTGTGATATAGATGGGTGTCATACACCTAATATATGGCATAGATTCTTAGGTTTCATTGCTTATCCTCTTGGTTTCTGTATCTATTGTAGTACTACATGGATTACATTCTTCTTATGTGCATTATGGTTATTTAATTGGAAATCATTACCTGATTGGAACCTGATAGTAATAGGAGTACTGGCTGCAACAGGTGTACAACATCTTATAGTATGCTGTGCTTGCAGATTCCTAATTTATAAACACCCAGACTTAGATGTCTGATAAAAAAAAAAGAATGAAACTGATTAAATCAACAATCAAAAGAGACAAGCCTATTGGTGAATTACCACATGGCAAGGTGACAATTACAATGGAAGGTACAGATGCAGAGAGCATTTGGGTAGCCAAAGATGCGGAGAACAAAGTGATGTATCTCTTGAATCATGCTCTCATGTTCTATCCTGTGCCATCATGGGGAATGGAATTACCTCTTACATTAGGTTCAATAGACCTGCATAAGTACAGAGGAGATACATTTGAGGAAACTCAATTCACAGTATGTGAGGAAGCATACAATGGTTTGAGTGATTTCTTGGATGAAGAAGGAAACTTCAATGTTGAGGGTTACATAAACTTCTGTAATTCAGAAGCAGATAAAACCCAGAACACAGAGGGATAAATAAAAAGAATGTTAAAGGTGGAAATATATTTGCATATATGAAACCTTTGACATATCTTTGCAGTGTCAATTAAGTAAAGAAATAATTCTATGGGAAAGTTAAATCCATTAGTGAAACCAACTTCAAAGTTGGATACAGAAAGACTGGCTGGAGGTTCAGGTGCATTGGCAGCTAAACAGAGTGATGTAGCATTATTGAGAAGAGCAGTATTAGCTAATCTTCTTTGGGAAGATGTTGCATATATGGATGGTCTTAAAGTGGCAGAAGAAATCAAGAGATTAATACCTTTGTGCCCTGCCATTGATGTGTATAATATTGCTCTTGAAGCAAGATTAATGCAGAAGTTGAGACACACACCACTGTTTATAGCAGTAGAAATGTGCAAATATCCTGAACATAAGCTATTTGTAGCTGACTTATTGCCTAAGATTATTACAAGGGCTGATATGCTGACAGATTTCTTGGCATTATATTGGAAGGATGGTAAAAAGCCTATCTGTAACCAAGCTAAGAAAGGGTTAAGGGCTGCCTTTCATAACTTCAATGAATATAAGCTGGCTAAATATGACAGGAATGCAGCCATTAAGCTGAGAGATGTTATGTTCTTATGCAGACCTAAGCCAAACAATGATTATGAAACCAAGTTATTCAAGAAAGTAGCTGACAGAACTCTCACACCACCTGAAACATGGGAAGTGTTATTGTCTGCTGGTGAAGATAGGAAAGAGACTTGGACTAAATTAATCTTTGAGAATAAGATTGGTGGTCTGGCTATGTTGAGAAACATAAATAACATGAAGAAAGCAGATGTTGATAGAAGAGTTATTGTTGAGGGATTGACAAGACTTAAATCATCAATGTTATTGCCTCTTGACTTCTTGAAAGCTGAAAGAATGAACCCTGAGTTCAGCAGGGATATTGAGGATGCTATGTTAGAATCATACAAGAATCTACCTAAACTTCCGGGTAAAACCTTGTTTATAGTAGATGTCAGTGGTTCTATGGGTAGTCTTACTTCTGGTCAATCACAGTTCAACAGAATGGACCAAGCATGTGCAATGGCTATGTTAGCTATTAATCAGTGTGAGGACTATGAACTGGTGGCTACAGCAGGTAGTGATGCTTTAAGAAAGCAAGCATCTGAACATATTAAATATCCTCAAAAGGGATTTGGTGTATTCAAGCAAATCATGGACACAAGAAATAATATTGGTGGTGGAGGTATATTCACTAAACAATGTTTAGACTGGTGTAAAGCTAAGTTTAAAGATGTCCACTTTGATAGAATCATCATTTTCTCAGATTCACAGGATATAGACCACATGTATAATAAGTCTATTCTTCCTGAGCCTTTTGGTACTTACAATTACATTTGTGATATATCAGCCAATACAAAGGGAGTGAATTATAGAGGTAGATACACAGCAGAAATATCAGGTTGGTCAGAGCATTTCCTAACTTATATTGCAGCTTTAGAAGGCTTGCAGAATAAGTTTGAGGAACAGTAAAATATAATGTTGTATAGTGTATAATAGACTTACTTCAAACTAATATAGGAATCAGTTTACCAAAAATAGTCTGTTAGTTGTTCTTACAACATTAACTTATAATGCCATTAGTGTGTTACAGATTTACATCAATAATCTTTTAAATTATCTACGATAATCTGTTAAATGTTCTATGGCATATTTCGGAGGGATAGCTCAGTTGGTAGAGCAGTATAGAAATTACACTTTGTTCAATGTTCCACAGTAATGTGTTGGTGTAGAATAGAGTTACTTCAAAAGCATGTTGAAAGCTACGGGTCCTTAGTTCGAGTCTAAGTCCCTCCACAATTAAAAACAAAATGGGGATGTGGTGAAATAAAGCAAGTTTTATCCTCTTATGAGTGTTCTCCCGAAGGGGTAGTGTATTATAAGAGTTACTTCAAGGTTTACACAATTGTCAGTAAAACAATCAAATGTTAGTTCGAGTCTAACCATCCCCACACAAAGATTAGTGATATACAACACTTACTTCAATATTATACATAAAATTAAAAGTAAATTAAAGTAAGAAAGGAGTAGATTTTTAAATCAACTTATGTCCTTAGGGGCAACAATTTCAAAGGTGTTGTAGAATATTCTATCTTTTAAAGGCTATCAGTTTAAGTACTGGTAGCCTTTTCTATTTATGCACATTCTTATGTGAAGTCAATATAGTTTATTAACAAAAAAAAAAACAATGGGACAAAAAAAAAGCAGTGGAGCTGAGAGCTTCGCAGAAAGCATGAGAGAAAAATTAGGTCTTAACAAACCATTACCTCAAGAAGTATTAGATGAATTGAGAGAGGGAGTAAAAGACCTTGGTACAAAAACAGGTGATACAGATTCAGAAGATGCTCTGAATAATTGCCTGATTGAACTGGACAGATTAAAAGACCCTCAAAGTAAGGCTATTGTAATTGCATACCTACTTGGTACTCTGCCTATGGGCTTGCAGAAATTCATTGCAGAACAACAGCAAAAGATTGTAGTTGGTATTGCAGCTAAGAATATGGCAGGTGAAGGTCCAGAAGCCATGTTGGGTATGCTTCTTATGGGAGCTATGCTGAGGGGTGAAGATTCAGATGAATAATGAAATCAAAGTGAGTCTCAGTGTCACATTACAAGGTAGTGTGATGCTGAGCCAAGAGCAGGCTAAAGCTCTTGAGAAAGAAAAAGAAGGCACAGGTTATGACACTTTCTCTATGAGAGTAGAGGGTAAGAAGAGTGATGGTAAGAAAGATGTTCAAACTATCACTGTGAAGACCAGAAAGTGTAAGCCTGCTGGTCAATCACTCAATCTAAGTATGGATGCCTATAATTATATGGTGTCCAGTGAAGCTCCTTATTTTATTAAACCCAGAGATTGGGAGAGACTTACTAAGAAACAGAGGCTTGAAGCACATCTTAAAAGGATTGTGGAAGAGCTTGGTGGAGTGAGTTTCACCTATGCTGTACTTGATAATTAAATCATTTATAGTGTAGGTAGTATGTTATTTGCATCAATTATAGTAGGATTATTGGGTATTATCTTACTAATAAAGACTTTTGTTAGATACCACCCTTATTTTGATTTAGTCACAAGCTATAACAAGTATATACTATTGCTATGGTATGATAAGGAGGGTGGAAGAACTTACATAAAACTATTGGAAATATGAGCAAAGGGAGAGTTTTAACTAAGAAGAAGTGGGGGCATTGTGCCAGATATTGGAGGAAGTATAAATACAGAATTAAATTCCCAATAGGGAAACTTAATTCATTTAAAGGAACTCATGCACCTATAGGCTACCCTCTCAAGTACTTATCATGGAGGATGGAGTAGGAATAATAAAAAAAAAAATTGAAATCATGATTTATGCAAGAGTATTACTTGCTGCATTTGTTGTTCTTGCTGTTATATACTATGTAATGGTGATAGGACAATTGTTTGGCAAGTGGAAAATAACAAACAGAGAAATCAAATTCTCACTTCTGTGTATTCCATTCTACTATTGGATGGTGTCTCAGGAAGAGAAGAAACAAGTAAAAAGAAAAACTAACATTAAAAAGAAAAAAGATGGCAAATCAAAAACCAATTAACAAAGGGAAAATCCTTGGTATTATTATTGCTGTTGTTGCAGTTCTCATGATTGCAATGGCAGGGGCTTTATGGGAAGATACAGACAAGTCAAAGAACTATGTATGTCAGATGCCTGTAACAGGTAATTATGTAGTCTGGACTGATGGTGGATTGCAATGGCAGGGGCTTGGTACTGTAAGAAGTTATTCAAAGACTTCACAGATAGAATTTACAGGTCTTGAGAAGAATAAAGATGGTTATGTAGCAGCAGGAAGTAACCCAGCAGCAGCCCTTACATTTAATGACAAAGGTAGAGGTTTTATTGTTGGTTCATTTAGGGTGGTAATGCCTAATGATGCCAAGAATATGGAGAAGATACAAACAGACTTTGGTTCTGAGGAAGCATTGATAGCTAACTTGGTTAAACCTACATTATATAAAGTTGTAACTTCTTGTGGTCCTCTTATGTCTTCATTGGAATCAGTATCAGAGACAAGGACTGACCTTATTGCCTATATTACAGACCAGTTGAATAATGGTGTATATAAGACCAGAGTATTAAAGACTAAGGTTATTAATGACATCACTGGTGAAGAGGAAGTAAGAGCACAGTCTGAGATTATAGCTGATGGTAATTCTCCGGGTGGTTATAAAAGACAGGAGAACTCACCTTTCTCACAATATGGTGTAACTTGTGGTTTGGTTAGTATCATAGATATTAAATATGATGCTGCAACTCAGTCACAAATTGATGCACAAAAGCAAGCTAACTTAGCAATTATCACTTCTAAGACTAAATCACTTGAAGCAGTTCAAAGGACTATTCAGATTACAGAAGATGGTAAAGCAACTGCTGAGAAAGCTAAATGGGAACAGGAGAAAGAGAAAGCTGTGGCTGTAACCAAAGCACAACAGGAGTTTGAGGTAGCAGAACTTGAAGCTAAGAAAGCTAAACAAGTTGCTCTTAAAGTTCAGGCAGAAGGTGAAGCTAAGGCAGCAGCCAATAGAGCATTGGTTGCAGCAGGTTTAACTCCCGCAGAAAAAGCTGAATGGGACTATAAGACTGCTGTAGGTGTTGCAGAAGCACTTGCTAATTCTAAGGTACAATGGGTTCCATCTGTAATGTTTGGAGGAAATGGTTCTGGAAATAATGCTATGGATGCTGTGGGTCTTAAGATGTTGATGGACATAACTAAGTCCTTTGATAAGAAGTAGTCATGATTTGGGTAATTATAGGAATAATCCTCACTATTATTTGGGTTATACTATATAGACTATCAAGAAGAGCACAGGGAACCTGTAAAGGTGGATGTGTTGAGATTGGAACAACCAGAGTTCTTACTATCAGAGGCTCCTGATGATTATCTTATGGAGGCTTTAGAGTATTATAATGTTAAACATAAGAACATTGTATATGCTCAGGCTATTCTTGAGACAGGTCATTTCAGGTCTAAGGTCTGCAAAGAGTACAATAACTTATTTGGACTCTACAATAGTTACAAAGGTGATTATTACAAGTTTGACCACTGGAGTGAGAGTGTGGTTGCCTATCTCAATTACATACAATATAGATACAAACCCCCGGATGATTACTATCAATTTTTGATTAAAATAGGTTATGCGGAAGACCCGCAATATGTAGAAAAACTAAAGAATATAGTAAAGAGATATGGATAGAGAACAGGCTCAGGAAGAGATAATGAATATAAGGAGTAATTCTATACTCTGTGAGTTACCTACTTCCTTTGGTAAATCTAAGATAGGCATTGATTTGGCTTTAAGGGATAACCCCAGTAGCATACTTATAGTAATACCAAGATTAGTCTTGATAAATAACTGGAAAGAGGAGTTTATTAAGTGGGGACTTGAATCTTGGCTTGAAAGAGTGTATTTCAGTACTTATGTAGGATTGAATAAACATGTAGAAGAAGAGTGGGATTGTGTTATATTTGATGAAGTGCAACACATGTCAGAAAGATGTAGAGAATTTGTATCTACAATGAAAATACATCATTCTATTATGCTTTCAGCTACAGTAACCAGAGATATGAAGTGGGAACTAAGTCAGTTGTTTCCTGATTTTCAATGTTATATAGTGAAGATGAAGGAGGCTATAGACAATGAAATCCTTCCTGACCCAAGAGTGTTCCTTATCCCTCTTGAACTTGATAATACACATGCTGTACATACTATGATTGAACATCCCAAAGCTAAGATTATCAAAGAATGTCTATATAAAGATAGATGGTCTTACTTAAGGGATAAATCTATTCAGGTGCATATTAAGTGTACTGAATATCAGTATGTGATGGAGTTAGGAAGCAAGATAGAGTTCTGGAAGAGGCAATATATGAGAACAAGAAATGAAGGAGTAAAGACAAAATGGTTATTCCTTGCAGGTCAAAGGCTCAAATTCCTTTCACAATTAAAGAACCCTATTATCCTATCTCTTCTTGAGAAGCTGAAATCAGAGAGGGTACTTACATTCTGTAGCTCTATTGAGCAGACAGAAATATTAGGGGAAAACTGTATTAACAGTAAGAACAAGGAATCCTCTATGGTACTTGATATGTTTAATCACAAGAAGTTGGACCACATTACAGCATGTAATATGTTGAATGAAGGCATGAACCTTGTAGATTGCAGAGTTGGTTTATATGCTAATCTAAACAGCAGTGATATTATCATTAAACAAAGATTGGGTAGAATACTCAGGCACAAAGACCCCATTATTATCATCCCTTACTTTAGTGGTACAAGGGAAGAGGAGTTGGTTGAAAAGATGCTTGAGGACTATAATCCAGAGTTGGTTGTAAAAACAAATTTAAGTAAAATAAAAGTATGAGAAACAGAGTTAAAATTACTAAAGCAAGCTACATTGTAAATCCTGAGAAGAAGGTAGTAGTTTGTGTTCTGGAGTGTGATATGCAATTGTGTAAGCACCCTGCATGGGAGGATATTTATCCTAATATGTGGGATAATCTTCCACTTGTAGCAAGCAATGGTACATTCAAAGTAAGAGCTATTGCAAGGTGCAATGAAGAAGATACCTTTGATGAAGAAGCAGGTAAGAGGATTGCAGAATCCAGAGCAAAAGGTAAAGCATTTGCTACTGCTGCAAAGGTTTACAAAGAAATTGAGAAATATTTCTTGAACTGTGCTGCACTGGTGAATGAGTCTGTAGAGGCTTGTGAACAAACTGTGAAGGTTGAGGAAGCTCATGTTGAATTGCTGATTGGGTAGTACTATGACAATCTCATTGAATGACAAGGTTATTAAGAAGAGTGGGGTTTCTCTTGGAGAGGTCTTACTTATGATAGCTATTCAAAACAATGTAGATTTCAATGCTGCTGAAAGTGAGTTGAAGAAAAAAGGACTTGTTAGTACAAGTTATGATAGGGAAACACATCTTCCTGTGGGATTATTTGTAACTTCTACAGGGAATAATGTAGTCAATAATATCATTCTTGACTCTGATAAATCTGTGGGGACTGATGACTTCAATCAAAGAATTGAAGCATTAGTACCTCAACTTCAATCCATTTATCCAGAAGGAAAGAACTTTAACAATCAGTATTGGAGAGGGAATAAAACTGACATTAAGAGGAAGTTACAGACTTTCTTTAAGAAGTATGGGAATGATTACACTGATGAACAAATCATTAATGCAACTCAAGCCTATGTTTCTGGCTTCAATGGAGAGTATAAGTTCATGAGATTGCTTCAATATTTCATTTGGAAAGAAGAGGTAAAGGATGGTACTAAAGTACCTATCTCAGAGCTGGCTAATTACATTGAGAATGCAGACCAAACCAATGAAATGAGTGTTGATTGGACATCTACATTAAACTAATAGTTATGAATTTTAAAGTTATTACAGGATACCCAGATTATCTTATTTCTGAGTCAGGAGAGATTTTCTCTTTAAAAAGCAATAGAAACCTCAAACCATACAAGACTACTAAAGGTTATTTACAGGTTAGACTGGATAGTGGAAAAGCATTTCATGTGCATAGATTAGTTGCAGAAGCCTTCATACCCAACCCAGATAATTTGCCTCAGATAAACCATAAAAATGAGGATAAAACAGATAATAGGGTTGAGAATCTTGAGTGGTGTAACCAATCTCAAAATATGCAACATGGAACTGGTAATGAAAGAAGGTCCTATGCCTTAAAAGGTAGAAAGACTACTTGGAACTCTAAACAGGTACTTCAACTATCTTTGGGTGGAGAAGAAATTAAGAGATGGGAAAGTACAATGGAGGTTGAAAGAACTTTAGGGTATAAGAATACTAATATTGGAGCCTGTTGTAATGGAAAAATGAAAAGAGCTTATGGTTTTATATGGAGATACATTGAATAGTTATGGAAGAGAAGGATTCATTTGATAGGGCACTGGAGAAGTTAATACTCCGAAGGCAGAGGATACTGGATGGCAAGATAAATTGTATTCCATTGTCTTTCCCAAGATTAAGAGTGTGGCTCCCCGGGATAGAGAAGAGAAGGTACAACATTATTACTGCAAATCAAAAGGTTGGCAAATCAAAACTTGCTGACTATATGCTTGTTTATGAACCCTTCTTCTATGCAATTGAGCACCCTGACCAACTAAGGTTGAAGATACTCTATTTTACCCTTGAAATGGGTAAGGAAGAAAAGTTCTATGAGTTCTTATGTCACCTGTTATACAGGCTTGATAAAATAAGAATAAGTCCAACTGACTTGAAGAGTACTTCTGCTGATAGACCAGTTCCTCAAGAGATATTAGACTTACTTGCATCTGAGAGGTATGTAACATACATTCAGAAGTTTAAGGAGACTGTAATCTATATTGACTCTGAGAGAAATCCCACAGGAATCAACAAGTATTGTAGGAATTTTGCTTTGAGTAGAGGAAAGTTCCACTTCAAGAAGGTTATCATGAAGAATGAAGCTGGACTTGAGGAGGAAAGAGATGTCATAGACTATTATGAACCAGATGATAAGGATGAATATGTAGAAGTTATCTTGGACAACTATTCAAATCTGATGTCAGAAAGTGGTATGAATAAAATGCAAACTATTGAGAAGATGAGTAAATATTTCATCACTCAGAGAGACCAGTTTGATTTCAATATCACTGCAATCCAGCATCAAGCTCAAGCTCAGGAAGGAATTGAGAATCAGAAGTTGAATAAGATGATGCCTTCATCAGATGGTCTTGCAGATTGTAAGACTACTACCAGAGATGCAAATCTGGTGCTTGGTTTGTATAGTCCATTTAAGTATGGTCTAAGGGAATATGAAGGTTATGATGTGACCAAATTCAAAAACAATATAAGGTTTATGCAGGTTATTGAGGATAGAGATAATGGAGCAGGAGGTCAAATATGTCCATTGTTCTTTGATGGAGCAGTGAGTACATTTACTGAGCTTCCACTACCCAATAATAAGCCTGAACTGGAGAGATGTCTTGAGTATATTGAGACAGTTGTAAGAAGGAGGACTAACTATACTTTCATGAATGTCTCTATAAGAAAAGCCAGAGTAAGAAAGTGGAAGATGAATTTGCATAGGTTGATTAAATCGATTACCTTTGCAGACTAAATTTTTAAATAAGAAGAATGAAAGCATTGATTTTAGCTAAGTCAGGCTTTGGTAAATCAACCTCTATTGGAGAGATACCAGAGCTTGGATTGAAAGGGTTAGACCCTAAAGTGACTTATTTGATAAGTTGTGTGAATAAGCCCTTGCCTTTTAGAGGGGGTGGAAGTAAGTATCAAGTTACTACTCTTAAGGAGATTGGTAAAGGTAACAGGATTATAACCAATGATGCGAAAGAAGTTGCTCAAATCATTGAGATGTTAGCCAGTCCTCAATCCCCATTCACCAATATAGTACTGGATGATATGAATTATATCAGTCAGGATTTCTATATGAAGAATGCAATGAAAGGTGGTTGGGACACTCCTAAACAGATTGGTTATGGAATGGGGTTAATCTTTGATGCAATCAATCTTGTGCCAGAAAATAAGAACATGATTTGTCTTGCTCATTATGAGGAATATAAAGACAAGAATGGTGATAGTATCTCTTATAAATATAAGAGTACTGGTAACATGGTTGATTCATATATTACTCCTGAGGGTAAGTTTGAAGTGGTTCTTTATGGTAAATCTTCCTTTGATTCCAAAGAGAAGAAATCCATCAGAGAATTTGTTACCAATGATGATGGAGTATATCCTGCAAAGAGTCCTGTTGGCATGTTTCCTCTATATATTCCCAATGACTTGGGTCTTGTAGTTGAGAAAGCACAGGAATATTATGGATAGGGATGAAGTAGTTAGGATTAGTAGGCTTGTAGCCTTTGGTGGACTGACTGGAGAAGATGCTGCCAATCTTCTATTAGATTATTGCACTAAGCATGGTAAAGACCCTAAATTGTCTGTAACTTTTATACAGACTATTATGTGAATAGGTATGCTCCAGCCATATTTAATGGAAGCATTAGAGTATTATGAGAAGAAGTACACCATAAATAAATTACAAAGTAAACCCAATAATATGGGACAAAGACAAATAATTTTAATAAATTAAACATTATGAATAGAGAATTATCAAGATTTGAGCTTGCAATTGTAAAGAGAACAGCTCAGAACACTAAGAGTTTGAGAACCAAAAGGGACAAATTGGTAGAGAAGATTGAGAAAGCACAGGAAGAACTGGGTGTAATCAATGAAGCCATTGAAGGCTTTGAAGCTCCTATCAAGACTATGACTGGTGGTTTTACTTCTGAGGAAGTTCTTGCTGGTATCATGGCAGTAGCAGAAGCAACAGAAGCAGCTCCAGAAGGAGAAGTTTCAGAAGAGGCTGTAGGAGAGGTAGAAGTACCTGCATCTGAGGCAGTTAAATTGGCAGAAGAAGTTACAGAAGCCCCTGAGAACATAGGTACTGCAAATCCATTTGGAGAAGTAGCAGATGAAATGCCTTTCAAAGATTAATCACGTAAAATCAGTAATTTAAGATGAAGAATTTAAACAAAAGTTTCATGGCTGTTAAAGTAGGTAAAGAGTCAGTTGAAGGTTCTTTTAAGATGTACAAAGGTATGGCTGCATTCAATATTGTAGCTGTAAATCCTACTAAAGCAGAATTGGAAGCTCTCACAGGTAGAGAGATTGAGAATGACCCTGAGTATGTAGGTAAAACAGAAGAAGGGAAAGACCAAGTAAGAGTAGTATTCTATGCAAAGACTGCTCCTGAGGCTAAACTGAACAATGGCATTGAATTGCTTATTCCTATTAGCTTTATGCTGACTAAGGATTATAAGATTGGTCAGACAAGTGGTAAATGCCAGATTATTGATAAGTTTGGTAGAACTGCATGGGCTACAAAAGAGGAGTTACAGTCCAAGTCTATCCCACAATACACTTCTGGACCAGCCAATATTAGTGCAGATTACAGACCTGCATGGCAAGGTGAGGAATTCTTGGTTGACTTCCTTATTCAGTGGTTGAATATTCCTAATCCTGCCAACTATAAAGATGGTAAGTGGATTATGAAGGAAGACCCCTCTGACAGTGAGGTTTCTCTTGATATGGCAGCTCTATTCAAGGGTGATGTAAAAGAGCTTAAAGAGCTTGTTACTCTCGCTGCTGCATACACAGTTAAGGGTGCAGTAGGTATCAGAACTGTAGATAATGAGAATGGTACAAGACAGTATCAGGCTGTATTTACAAGAAAGTTTGCTAAGAATGCTGTGACAGATTACAGTAAGATTGATGCTGCCATTGCTGATTTCCAAAGTAATGGTGGTGCTCCGGGCACTGAGTTTTCTACTCAACCTTTGCATGAAAATGTAGTAGAAGCTACTTCATTTACTGCACCTGACAATGACCCATTAGGAGCAGCAACAGCTCCTACAGCAACTCCTTGGGGTTAATAACATAAAGATTTAGAACTATGGATACTGATAATAGAGAACTATATAGAATTATATCTGGATTTCCTAAATATTGTATAAGTAATAGGGGAAGAGTCATGAATATATTAAGTGGAAAATATTTATCTACTTCAAGAAATAAACATGGCTACCTACTTGTAGATTTATATAATGGGACTTCACATAAGATATTTTATGTACACAGACTTGTTGCATCCTACTTCATCCAAAATCCTGAAAACCTTTGTTGTGTTGACCATATAGATTCGGACAAAACTAATAATTTTGTGAACAATTTAAGGTGGGTAACATACTCTGAAAATCAAAATAATCCTATTTCTTTAAGAAATAGAATTGAAAACTGTTCCCTGTCAAAGATAGTAGAACAGTATGATTTAGAGGGGAACAAAGTTGCTGAATATATAAGTGCAGCAGAAGCAGGAAGAATATTTGGATGTAATAGTAGGTACATATCAAGAGTTTGTGCAGGTGAAAGAAAATCTTATAAAAGTTTTATTTGGAAATATAAGGTATGATAAAGATAGGCTCTATATCAGTAACTCCAGAAGAGATTCTAAAGAATGTGTCTGAACTGGACATACTCCACTATTACTTTGGAGTAGATAAGATACCAACAATTATATCAAGTCCATTAAGACCTGATAACCATCCATCCTTTGGTTTTTATAGCATAGATGGTCAGAAGATACATTGGACAGACTTAGCTACAAAAGATAGAGGAGGAACATTTGATTTATTAGGTAAGTATTGGGGGGAGAGTTACAATGATGTGCTTGCACATATTTGGGAGGACTTACCCAAGATTACTAAGACTAATGGCTATAGTGCATTAGGTAAACCTAAGATTGTCACTACTAAGGAATATACTTCTAACCTTGATTTACAATGTAAGACAAGGGAATGGAGAGAATATGACCTTGAGTATTGGGCTTCATTTGGTATCACTTTAGAGTGGTTGAAATATGCTGACATTTATCCTATATCCTATAAAATAATCATAAAAGGAGAGAACAGAATGGTCTTCCCAGCAGATAAATATGCTTATGCTTATGTAGAATATAAGGAAGGAAGAGTCACTTTAAAGATATATCAACCATTCAATCAGAAAGGATATAAGTGGTCCAACAGGCATGATAGGTCAGTAATTAGCTTATGGACTAAAGTACCTGAATTTGGGGATAAGATATGTATCTGTTCCTCAATGAAAGATGCTTTATGTCTATGGGCAAACACTGGGATACCAGCTATAGCCATTCAAGGAGAGGGTTATGGTATCAGTGACACTGCTGTTAATGAACTCAAAAGAAGATACAAGGAGGTATTTATCTTATTGGATAATGATAAAGCTGGTCTCATAGATGGAGAGAAACTATCAGCATCTACTGGGTTCACTAACATAGTATTGCCACATTTTGAAGGAGGAAAAGATGTCTCAGACCTCTATAAAACAATAGGAGACAAAGAACAATTCAGAGAAATAATTTTAAGCCTATTTAATAGGTAATGTTTTATCACTAAAAAAAAAAAAAATCATGGAATTTAGAAAAGTAACCATCATCAACAACAAAACTCAGTCTCAAAAAGTTATTCAGGCATCTACTGCAACTACACTGGGTGAGTTGAAAAGAGAAATGAGAGAAGCAGGTATTGAATATGAAGGAATGACATTCTTTGAAGGTCATTTGAGAGCAGAATTGAAAGATGATGCTTCTATCCTTCCTACCAACATTCCTTACAAAGGACAGGTAGTAAATGATTTGACATTCCTGCTGACTGCACCTGAGAAGAAAATCAAGTCTGGTGCAATGTCAAGGGCAGAAGCCTACAATGCAATCAAGGCAAGAGGCTTGCAGGGTGAGTGTGTGAAGAGATTTGGAAAGAACTTCACCATGTGTAAAACTCAGGACTTGATTGACCTGTTGGGTGAAGGTTCTCCTGTAAAAGAGGAGAAGAAAGAAGTTGTGAAAGAGAAAGCTGCAAAAGAAGTAAAAGAAACCAAAGAGGAAGAAGTAAAACCTAAGGTGACTGCAACTTCTGAGGGTAATGTTGCAGGTGCATTGGAAGTTCTGTTGGAAGACCTCTATGGCAGTGATGTCATTGAAGAAGGCACTTATGACAGGGCTATGGCTGTACTGAAAGGTACAACTTACAAAGCACCTGAAAAGATGTCAAGGTCAGAAATCAACAAGATGTTTGACTTTGTTCACTAAGTAGAAACCAGTGAGGGAGGAGGCTGAATAAGCCTTCCCCCTCATTTTTTTTTTATCATGCAATGACCGAAGAAATAAAGAAACAAGTCCATGAACTATATGATAGTATCATGGAAAGACCAAATCAAATCCTACAGTTCTTTCAAGACTTCTTTGGTGAAGGGAGAGTAGATATGCAGGGTTTCCCATCTAAAGATGAGTTCTATGGGAATCTCAGTACAAGAATGATAGATAGCTTTATAACACGAGAAGAAGTTATCAATTCCACTGCATACAGAAATATGTCTGGGGAAGACCAATTACTTGTGAGAACTTTCTGGGATAATGAAGAAGCATGGTCTTACTCAGTGACAACTGATGCAGTATTAGCTCAGTACTTCCTACCTATTATGAGGGAGAAACTTGGAAATATGGTATTCAATGACTTATTCATTCTTATTTATTTTCCTACAGTAAGGATTACAAATGAATTTGATAAGTATGTGGATATTAAGGAGTTATGGCTTAAAGTTCCTTTCAATTGGCAGGGAAAAGGTAAGGGGTATTTTGGAGTGAACAGGTCTAATTATCCTCTGAATCAATTCAAACATGGATATATGCACAGTCATGTATCTTCCATTCCAAGAAGTAACTTTGAAAACTTTCAAACACCCTGTACTGGTAGAGGTCCTATTAATTCAACCCTTTCTACACTTGCTATAGGATATGATGAAGCCATTTGGCAGTTATTGTGTCTGGAGCTTGATAGATATGTAAGAGTAGAATCTATTGATGGAGTCCCACACCATAGGCTTGAGAATATTCCTGCACCAGAGATGGGAGATGCTAAAGATAAATTCTCTATGCAATCTCTTAGAGGAGTAGTTTATTACAGTAGTATATTTGGAAGAGAACAATTCAAGCTATTCATTAAATACCTTCTGGAGACTAAGAAGATTAGATTCAACTATAGTAATGGGAGTTATGGGATAGGAATGTCCTTCATTGATACGGTGGTTCTTATCAGTAATGAGTTTATTAGCTGGTATAATACTGAGTATAACAAGCATACTTTTGACCTTAGTTATCATGACCTTGTTGATATAGGTGTTATTAAGGAATGTATTATAACCAATGGTAAAATCTATATACCAAGAGCAGTTAGAAGGGGTAGTAGTGATGGCTATCAGAGATATGTAGGAAAGAAAATCTGTACATTCAAAGGTAGGGAAATTACCTTGACTATTGATGGAGTGTTATCCTCAGAGGAGGAATCTCTAAATAGAACAAGGATACTGAATTTACAGTATATTGAAGCTATAGTATGCAGTATATTAAGAATATTAAATTATGGATATGGAAGAGAAGAAAGAAGTGAAACCAGTACTGGAGTTAGTCCACAGACAAGATACATTTAAGATTGTCATTCCAGTAGAGGTTGAGAAAAAGATAAGATTTTTATGCAAGAATATCTGGGATGTAGAATGGTCAGGTGTCCTGTTCTATAAAGTTGAGGGAGCTTTTGAAGATAAGTCCCTAACTATTAGATGTGTAGATTTGTTCCAAATGGACATTGGTACAAGTACATATACTGAGTTCAATGTATCTCCTGATATGGCTACATATATGGTAGACCATCCTGAATTATTGGAAGAGGGAATATATCAAGGATTAATCCATAGCCATAATAATATGGCTACATTCTTTAGTGGTACTGATACAGCTACTCTAAGTGCAGAAGGTAATGATATGGCTCACTTTGTATCCTTAATTGTGAATAATGCAGGTAAATATACTGCTGGTGTTACAAGGAAGTACAAATGTGTACAGACTGTATCTGAGAAATACACTTATCCTACTTGGAATGGTGAAGTAAGAGAGGGAGTAGAGACCTTTGATATTGAAGAAGAGAAACTTGAATGGTTCAATTTGGATATAGTATTTGAGAATGCAACTAATGACTTTGAGACTGAAATGATGGAAAGAATCAAGGAAATCAAAGAGTCTAAGAAGAAAGTTGTAACTCCTGTATATAAGGGTTATCCTCAATATGGTAACTATGGAAAGAACATTGCCCCAACTAAGGAGGTGGGGAGTACATTTCCTATGGATGAAGACAAGTACTATGGAAGGGATAGAGACTGGTATAAAGAGGATAAGAAACAATTACCTGCTAAACAAGGTGAGCTTCCTTTTGACCAGCCTGAGGAAGAGAACTCTGAAATTCCTTATGGGCAAATAACAGTTGATACTGATATAGTTCAATCAATTGTAAGGCAACTTGTTACATCAAGTGTTATTATCTCAAATGAGAGTGCAGTTGATGTTAAGAAGTGGGCTAACTCTATGGAAAGTCTCTATAGAAGGAGATTTGGTAATGTCAAGGACTTTGAATACTTTGCATCAAATTATGTAGATTTTCTTATTAATTATACCTATGATGGTGATGTCATGGCTGCAATTAATAATGATGATTCTACTATGGCTGCATTGCTGGCACATGATGTAAGGGAAGAACTTGAGAAATTGCCAAAGAACCCTTGGTTAAGTGTTTATATCAAATTAATGGATGATTATATTATTTGATTATGGAAGATGAAGTATTAGAAAGTGCTATAAACCAAATGGTTGATGAACATTTGGAAACTGTTCATTCAGAGACTCCAGAAGAGAGCTTAATGTATAGTCCTGCTTCTGAGTTAAATTCAGCAATTGCTCTATTACAAAGTGGTGGATGGGAAATTATTCATGAAGAACAACATGCAAGTGGTGCTTATTTAGTGACTATTGGTGCAGTGAGCATGGAAACTCCCATGCTTCCTGTAACTCTTGTAGTAACATTGGATGGGTCTAATCTGTTACATGATGCTCAGAATACTGAGGATGCTCCAGTAGAGATTGATGAACAAGGAGAAGCATTACTTGAGACAGCATTAGCTGCTGAGGAAGTAGTAATTCCACCTAATTCAGGTAGTTTGCTTGTAGATGAAGCTACAAGTAGATTCAGTGGAGCTATATGGTATAGTGCCATTCAATCTAAAACCATTACCTTAGCTGGTGTAGGAGGTATTGGAAGTTATGTTGGTTTCCTACTTGCAAGACTGAAACCTGCTGGATTATATTTATATGACCCAGATATAGTTGAACAGGCTAATATGTCTGGTCAATTATATGGTAATCATAACTTGGGACAGGGAAAAGTTTATGCTCTTCACAATATGATGCAACAGTATGCAAACTATTATAATGCTGTTGCATATCAAGAAAGGTTCACTGCTGAAAGTGAAGCTACAGATATTATGATTTGTGGTTTTGATAACATGGAAGCAAGGAAACTATTCTTTGATGCTTGGGAAGATAGACTAATGTCCAAACCTGAGGAAGAGAGAGGTAAAATGTTGTTTATTGATGGTAGGTTGGCAGCAGAGGAATTTCAAGTGTTTGCCATTCAAGGCAATGATTTAAGAGCTATGAGAGAGTATAGAAGTAAATGGTTATTCAGTGATGCAGTGGCAGATGAAACTATCTGTAGCTACAAACAAACAACCTTTATGGCAAATATGATTGCATCAGTGATGGTCAATCTGTTTGTAAACTTCGTGGCTAATGAATGTAATCCTATTATAGATAGGGATGTGCCTTTTATGACTCAATATTCTGCTGATACAATGTACTTTAAAGTAGAAATGTAATGGCAATAAGTGTACAATTAAACAGGCAACTTCATGATATATTTCTGAATAGAGGTACTATTCAATTCCCAGACTATATTAGACCTCATCTTGCATTTGAAAACAATAATGTGTTCAATCTATTCTTAAAAGTAGATATTAGTGGACCAGAAATTGATGTTCCATTAATGTGTAAGAACAAAGTTGAGGATGGATTATTGGATAACTTCAATTATCCTAATAGTTTGAAGGAAGTGGCTGTTACTTTATTTGAAAATAGTTATCCCCAACCAAGAAGGACTGCAAATGCAATCTTCAAGACATTCCAGATGAATGATAGAAGAGATAGGCTTATGAAGATAACAACTAACACTGGTGAGGTGTATTATGGTGGTAATGGTTATATCCTTGACAAAGATTATAACTTATTAATACTATATACACTTCACGGAGTTATGGAGGATAGAATTCTACACTACAAAACTGGTAGAATCTATGTCAATCCAAAGGTCTTTGTTAGTAATGGTATAGTTGAGAAAGGTATCATTAAGACAGTTATTCCTGCATTTGTACAGGAAGGTATTAGGATAGATACAAGTAATATTGGAGCTACTGCTCAGGAGATTAATGTTTCTATAAGGAATTCAAATGGCTTTGTTGTTCAAGTAACTTCACCATTACCTGAGATAATAGTAGCTGATGTGACTAATAGGTTCATAGTAAAACCTAAAAAGCCAACTCCTTCTACATTCAGCAATGAGGCTATGAATGATTACCTTCTGGAGCATCTTGATGAGGTTGTACAAATGACTTATATAGTATGACATTTGAGGAATATTTTGGTGGATGGGTAAGGGTTATAGATACAAAAGAATTAAATAAGGTAGTAGGGCAGGTAAGTTTAATTAAAAGAGACTTACTTTGTCCTGCATATCCTGATATATTTAAGGCTTTTAATCTATGCCCTTACAACAACCTTAAAGTTGTAATGATAGGACAAGACCCATATCCTCAAAAGGATGTGGCTACTGGTATCCTGTTTGGGAATAAGGAGGGGACTAAGTTGTCCCCTTCTCTTGAAATAGTTAAAGAGGCTTGCATTAATTTTGAAGTTCCACATAATAGTATTATCTTTGACCCCACTTTAGAGAGTTGGGCTAAACAGGGAGTACTGATGATTAATTCTGCATTGACTTGTGAAATGAATAAAGTAGGTAGCCATACAATGATGTGGAGACCTTTCATGACCAAGTTACTAAAGAATCTATCAGAGTGGCAGACAGGCATTATATATGTCCTATTTGGTGAACAGGCTAAAACACTTAAGCCTTATATCAATAAGAATACCAATATAATACTGGAAGAGAAGCATCCTGCATACTATGCAAGACAAGAGGAAAGGATGCCATCTACTGTATTTCAAGAAGTAAGCAAATTAACTAAAGAAAAATATGGAGAGCCAATTGTGTGGTTCTCAGAGTATTAATTTACAAAAAAAAAAAAAAGTATGAAGAAACTTATTTTTGTGGAGACTGGTAAGGAAGTGGAAATGGGCAAAACACTTGCCTTTAGAATGAACAGTGCTTATGGTTTCATGCCATTTTACACTGTAGTTATCTGTGAGGAAAGTATTCCATTCCTTATTGAAGAAGGTGTAATCAAAGAAGTAGAAGATGAAGGAACTCATGTAGACCCCAACCTCTATTTGGAACATCTTGCTGGAAGGATTCATTGGAATGTGGATAATCTAAGGAAGTACCTTGGTAATCTATATACAATCTATCCTGCTGCTGTATTTTCAATTATGTTAAGAGAGGTAGCTATTGTACTTGATGAAAAGTATGATAACCATATTAAGAACAGTGAGGAGATTTATGTCATTAGTTGTCTCAATGGAGAAATATCAAAGGTCAAAGATTTGAATAAAATCAAGAACTTCAAGAATTTTGCTGCATTCAGGACATTGGATGATGCTCTTGCAGCTAAGCATATCTTGAAAGAACCTATGAAACAATTATTTAAGAGAGGTGGAAAACAGAAGGATTAGGAATGCTACTCCAGAAGTGTATGGTAACATAAAGTTTAAATCTAAGATTGAGGCAATGGTCTATAGGACCTTGCTTCAACATGGGTTTGAGCCTGAATATGAAACCCATACTTATACAATCTGGGAAGGATTTAGACCTACTGTACCTTTTTACACCCGTAATAAAGCTAAGGCTACAATACTAAACCTTAAGAAGCTAATTAATATTACTTATACCCCAGATTTCTACATGGAGTATCAAGGCTTAAAGATAATTATTGAAGTAAAGGGGCAAACAAATGATGTGTTCCCTTATAAGTTCAAGTTATTTAGATGGCATATAGAGAACTTGCCAGATAAAGAAAATTATCTTATCTTTGAGGTCTTTACTAAGAAACAACTCTTAGAATTTATTCAAATTATTAAAGATGAAAGCCATAGAAAGGATGAGGAAATTGCTCAACAGTTTACCCAAGAGTGATATAACTTTAGGTGAACAGTTTATTCAGAGCAGAGATTTTGAATCACTCAAGGACTTAGTGGATTCAGCAATATTCAAGACAAGGAAGAATATCAAGAGTGAAAATCCTAAACAGGAGTACCTTGATGTAGACTTGACAGAGTTAAGTAATTTAAAGGCTGAGGTGGATGTATATTTAATCCAGCTTGAAGTTCCCAGTAATGAATGAGAAGAAGACATAGAGGAGGAATACTATGATGAAGAGTATTAAAGAACTATCTTGGAATGTAACAGAGGAAGAGTACAGGAAAGACCCTGCAATCAGTTACTCTACATTATCAAGATTTGAAAGGGAAGGATGGAGAAATCTCAGTTCTCTCTTTGATAAGGTAGATACACCAGCATTACTATTTGGTAGTGCAGTGGATTGTATGCTTACTGATGGAGAACAAGCCTTTGCTGAAAGATTCATTGTATGTGAATTTCCTAATCTATCAGATAACCTGATAAGTATTACCAAAGTATTATTCTCCAAGTATGGAGATACACACAGAAGGGTAGATACTATTGATGATGAAGTGATTAGTAGTGTGGCTGTAGCCAATGGATATTATGCAGGAGACTCTTATAAAGCTACCAGAATAAAGAAGGTAAAAGAGAGTTGCAATGAATATTATTCACTACTTGCACTGGCAGGAGACAAGACCATATTATCCCAAAAGGATTATAATGATGTGTCTCTGTGTGTTGATGAATTAAGAACCAACTCAATAACCAAGGACTTCTTTTATATAGACCCTTGGAGAGATGATATTGAGAAGGTGTTTCAATTGAAGTTCAAGGCTGAATGGAATGGAATACCAGTGAGATGTATGTTTGATGAACTTATTGTGGACCACCATAATAAGATTATCTATCCAATAGACTTAAAGACTACTGGGTATCCTGAGGAAAACTTTCAAGACTCCTTTGCTCACTGGAGATATGATATTCAAGCTAAGCTATATACATACATTCTTCAAGAGTGTATCAAGAGAGACCCCTATTTCAGTGAGTTCAAGATTCAACATTATCAATTCATTGTTATCAACAGAAGGACAATTGCTCCTATTGTGTGGGAATTCTATGGGAACTTTGGTATGGTAGATTTAAAGGATGAAACTGGTAAGATATATAGGGATTGGAGGAAGATTCTTACAGACCTAAATTATTATCTTACTAATCCTAACTTGAAATATAGTAAGGAAGTGATGGCAAATGATTGTATTATGGAAATAAAGAATTTAGTACCAGCATGACAGAGTTAGAATATTTTAAAGGGGATGAACTGGCAGCCTCAACTTGGAGAAATAAGTATGCAGCAGAGGGAGAGCAAACTCCTGATGATACACACAGAAGATTAGCTAAGGAATTTGCAAGAGTAGAAAGTGATTATCATTGGAAAGGGTCAAATAGAATGAAATTGTCCAATTATGGATACCAAAGACCTAATCTTGATGAAGAAGCTATCTATCAGTTATTCAAAGACTTCAAGTATATTATACCCGGAGGTTCAGTTATGTCTGGTTGTGGAACTGGAGCATTAGTAAGTCTTAGTAATTGCTTTGTAATAGGCAGTCCAAAGGACAGTTATGCAGAGATAATGAAGACAAGAAGCCAACAGGCTCAACTTATGAAGAGAAGAGGTGGAGTTGGTTATGACTTATCTCAGCTTAGACCAAGAGGAGCTAAGGTTAATAATGCAGCAAGGTCTTCAACAGGTGCAGCATCTTTCATGGATGTATGTTCAGATATAACCAATGAAGTGGCTCAGAATGGAAGAAGAGGTGCTCTTATGTTGAGTATGAGCATTAATCATCCTGATATTGAGGAGTTTATAACCAAGAAACAAGACTTAGCTAAAGTTACTGGAGCTAATATATCAGTGAAGGTTACTGATGAATTCATGCAAGCAGTAATGGAAGATAAGGATTACATTCTTAGATTTCCAGTAGATGAATCTGACCTTTCTTACAAAGAGACAGATGAGTTTGGTAATACTGTGTGTATTCAGTATAATGAGTTCTTTGATGGTAAGAGAGAGTATAACAAACTATATTCAATAGGAAAGGGAAGATTCATTAAGCTAATTAAAGCAAGAGAGTTATGGAATACTCTTATGCACTGTGCTTGGAATACTGCTGAACCGGGGATTATGTTTGAAGGAGCAATGCACAACTATTCTCCTGATGGTGTATATCCTGACTTCAAAATGGTTGGAACTAATCCATGTGGAGAGATACCAATGGGTCCATTTGATAGCTGTAGATTGATTCATATCAACTTGGCAAGTTATATTGTAGACCCATTTACAGATAAGGCTCACATTGATGAAGAGTTACTCTATATGCACTCTTATGAGGCTATGAGATTGGCTGATGATTTGGTTGATTTGGAGATTGAAGCTGTTGACAGAATTATTAACACAGTGAAGAATGATACTGATGATACTGAGTTCAAGTTATGGAGTAGAATCAAGGAGACTGCAATTCAAGGAAGAAGAGCTGGTTTAGGTTTTACTGGACTTGCTGATGCAATAGCTATGTTAGGCTTGAAATATGATTCTGATGAAGGTATTAGTCAGGTTAAACAGCTAATGAAAGTTATGTTCAAAGGTCAGCTTGATAGTAATATTGATATGGCTATTGAGAGAGGTGCATTTCCTGCTTGGGATTCTGTTGTAGAAGCAGAATCTAATTCAGATTGGCTAAAGTTTATAAGAAGTAACTATCTTAAAACTTGGCTTAAGATGGCTCAGTCTGGTAGAAGAAACATAAGTTGGTCAACAGTAGCTCCTACTGGAACTGTAAGTATCATGGCTGGCACAAGTAGTGGTATTGAGCCTGTATTCATGCCCTTCTATCAGAGAAAGAGAAAGTGTATGTCTGAAAGTGACAGGGTAGATTATGTAGATAAGGTTGGTGAGAAATATACTTTGTTTACAGTAGTTCATCCTAACTTGAAGAGATGGGCAATAGAAACTATGAACTATTCTGAGTCAGAAGTCAATGAATGGAGCTTGGGAGTATGGAAGGAAGTCTGGAAAGAAAGTCCTTATTATGGTTCTACAGCACCAGAGATTGATTGGAGACAGAGAGTTAAATTACAGGGAGTAGTTCAGAAATATATCACTCACAGTATCAGTAGTACAGTTAATCTGGCTAAAGAAACTACAGAAGAGGAGATTGCTGACATCTATATTGAGGCATGGAAACAAGGATTGAAAGGTATCACTATTTATAGAGATGGATGTAGGGAAGGTGTATTAACTCAGGTTGAGAAACCTAAGACCATTGAGGGGAGACAAGCTCCCAAGAGACCTAAAGAACTTGAAGCTGATGCTTATTTGATTAAAGCAAAGGGTGAACAGTTCATTATCTTGGTGGGTATGTTAGAGTCTAAACCTTATGAAGTCTTTGCATTCAGACCAAGGAATCCTATTAGTTTTAAACCTCATAAAGGTGTTATAACTAAAGTAAGTAAGATGCACTATAGCTTTACATCAGATGTCTTTCATATAGACAATCTTGAGTTAGCTAATGAAAATGTTGAAGAGAATGCAGCTACTTTGTATTCATCTATGTTACTAAGACATGGGGTAGATATTAAGTATATTGTCAAGACTGCAAAGAAGGTTAATGACAATATCACTTCATTCAGTTCAGCTATGTGTAGAGTACTTAGTAAGTATATCCCTAATGAAGAAATCAAAGGTGAGGTATGTCCTGATTGTGGTGGAACATTAGTAAGAGAAGGTGGTTGTATTCACTGTAAAGATTGTGGGTATTCAAAATGCTTATGATATGAAGATTAAAACTAAGTTTAGTATGGGAGATTCTGCCTTTGTTATGTATAATAACAAGGTAGTTCCCATAATAATTATGGGGGTTCATTATTCTTTGGATAAATATACGGGGGAACATATTTCTTATTCTGCTAATATATCAACTGGTAATGGTTTGGAAAGATTTAAAGAGGATGATGTATTTATAACTAAAGAAGAATTATTAAAATCATTATGAAAATAAAAGTAAAAGTAAAAGAAATAACAAAAGGTTGTTTTCCTGTAAGGACAGGAGAGGATAAGTCAGATTGTTTTGACCTATGTCTGGCAGAAGATGTGACTTTGAAGAAAGGAGAGGTTTATGTTGCAAGGTTAGGTATTGCAACTGAACTTCCTAAAGGGATAGTAGCTAAAGTTTATAGTAGAAGTAGTGCTCCAAGTAAGTTGGGAGTTACTATTGCTAATGGTCTTGGGTTCATTGACACTATTTATAATGGTGATACAGATGAATGGAGAGCACCATTATATGCTTTCAAGGCTGTAACTATCCCTAAAGGCACAAGAGTATGCCAATTTGAGGTTAAATTATCTCAGTTTGCTACTGTATGGCAGAAATTAAAATGGCTATTATCATCTAAACCACTTCTGGAGCCTGTAGATTTTCTTGGAAATGAAGGAAGAGGTGGAATAGGGTCAACTGGCAAATAATCACTAAAAAAAAAACATGAAACATGGAGTTTGTATGGAAAATTGTAGCAATGATAGTAACATTGGCTTGTGTAGCCATTGTTGCTGGAGTTGTTAATCTAATAATGAATAGAAGGAAAATAGACCCTAAAGTAGGAAAGATTTCATTTAGAGAGTCTATGGATTTGGTTGAACTGCCAATTGTCACATTTATGAATAATGGCAGGAAACTGAATTTTCTTCTTGATACTGGTGCATCTTATTCTTCAATTAATGAAGCAGCTCTGGAAGGATTATCTTATGAAGAGACTGGAGAGAGTGGAGGTCATTTTGGAATAGAGGGTACTATCCAAGAATCTAAGTATGTAAGAATGAATGTAGGATATAGAAGTCAGAGCTATGAGGATGATTTCCAAGTAGTAGACTTAAGTCAAGCATTTGGTAATATTAAACAGGAGTTTGGTATTAACTTACATGGTATTATTGGAAATACTTTCTTTCAGAAGTATAGGTATGTACTGAATTTTGATGAATTAGTAGCATATTCAATGGTATGAAAGACTTAATAGAGTTAAAATCAAGAGGAGAGGAACACAACTATCTTAGGAGATTAGTTAAGCCAGATGGCAGTGAGTCACATACTTATATGTTAAAGACTTCCACATATACTATGAGGAGTGGTTTGACAGATAAGAAGAAAAAGTTCATAGACCCATCAGGTGGTCCAATGATAGTTGAGGGAGAATATCTTGAAGAAGCTGAGGCAGTAGTTAAATCTATAGACCATGTAATGGGACAAGGTTATGCTATTACCTTTGAAGTCACACCAGAAGAAGAGCAAGAGTTAATTGATGCAATAGTGAATATATGATTTATGTAGTAACTCAACAAATACTGCCTGAATCTGACAAGTATGAGATAATATCTCCACAAGCTGCATTGCACATGCTCAAGCCTTTGAGAAAGGTTGGCTTAGATACTGAAACCAGAGGGTTTGACCCTTATACAAAAGAACTCATAATGCTCCAGTTGGGGTGTTATGAGTTTCAAGTAGTAATTGATATAACTACTGTAAGCCTAAGTTTCTTTAAGGACTATCTTGAATCTGATAGACTATTTATTGGTTGGAATATCAAGTTTGACTTGAAGTTTTTATTCCATCAAAGAGTGGTTGTAAAACAGGTTTATGATGGTTTCTTGGCAGAGAAACTTATGTATATGGGCTTTCCTGCTGGTATTCATTCTATGGCTTTAAAAGCAGCAGGTCAAAATTATCTTGGTGTTGAGCTGGATAAAACTGTTCGGGGTAAAGTGATGTGGGCTGGTCTTTCAGAAGATGTTATTGAGTATGGTGCAAATGATGTGAAATATCTGGAGAAGATAATGGATGCACAGGAAAAAGAACTCCAGAAGAGAGGATTAGTTACAGCTCTTGTGTATGAGAATAAGTCTGTTCCTTGGGTTGCATATACTGAATATTGTGGTGTGTTATTATACAGAAGTAAGTGGGAAAGAAAAATGCTTCTTGATAATTTCACTGTCAAAGTATTTGAGGATGCACTTAGTGATTGGGTTATTAACTCAGCTAAAGGAGAGAATTATGCTTATCATTACTTGCAGATAGAAGGATGGGATGACCCTGATGACCTTGAGAAAGCAAGGAAAAAGATGAAGGGTGAGAGATGCCCAGAAGCAGACATTAAAGGGCAAAAGAGGGGTTATTGTGAAGCATGGAAAGTTCCTATTGATGCAAGGTTAAGTACCAAGTACATAAAGGAAGACCTTCAAGGAGACCTATTTCTTGGCTTTCAAAACAAGATTCAATGTTTGATTAATTGGGATAGTCCTAAACAGGTAATTCCATTATTCAAATCATTAGGTTTTGATTTGTTAGCTAAAGATAAGGATACTGGTGAATGGAAGGATAGTATTGAGGCAAAAGTAATTGAACCTCAGCAAGATAAATCTACCATTGCATATTTGTATCTACAATATAAGGCAGCAAAGAAGGTTACTTCTACTTATGGTCAGAATGTAATTAACCAGATAAATGAAAAGAGTGGAAGGTTACATACTAACTTTAATCAGTTAGGAACAGATACAGGAAGATTAAGTTCAGGAGGTAAGGATAAATCAAACAATATTGAGTATCTTAACTTTCAGAACTTTCCATCTGATAGTGAGACAAGAGCTTGCTTTGTTGCAGGAAAAGGAATGAAATGGATTTCTTGTGACTATAGTGGGCAAGAATCAAGAATTATTGCAGATGTAACCAATGACCCAGCTATGATTGATTTGTTCAATAATGGTTGTGGTGATATTCATTCTCTGGTAGCCAAGATGTCTTATCCTGAGATAATAGGAAATTGTCCTATAGAAGAAGTAAAGTATAAGTTCAAACATTGGAGAAGTGAAGCTAAGGGTGTTGAATTTGCCATTAATTATGGTGGTGATGCTAACACTATTCATGGTAATAAGGGTATTCCTCTTGTAGAAGCCAACAAGATTTATAATAACTACATGAAAGGTTTTAAAGGTATGAAAGTGTATCAAGACAGACAGAGAAAGTTTGTCATGGAGCATGGATATATCATTACTGACTTTTCAAGTGGAAGAAAGGCTTATATCTATGATTATGACATATTAATGGGTATAAAAGCAAGGTTCAATCAAGAGTATTGGGCTACCTATAAATCTTATAAAGGTAAAGAGAATAAGTTGCTTCCTAAACAAGTGAAGAATGAGTTATATCAAAGATTTGCCAGAGGAGACAACTTTAATTCTATGGTGGGAGTATATCATTATACAACCAAGAAAGCAGGAAAAGATACTATCAGAGAGGCTTATGTAAATATAGCTGATGTGTATGTACATCCTGTAAGACACTTCTTCAAGAGGAAGTCTGCATCTGAAAAACAAGCAATCAATTATCCTTGTCAAGGGTGTGGTGCTACTATGTTCAAGACTGCATCTATCTTCTTATGGGAATATCTTGTAGAGCATGATTTGTTATTCAAGGTAAAGTTATGTATTCCAGCACATGATGAATGGAATATAGAGGTTCCAGAAGAGATAGCTGATGAAATGACAGAGGTTTTGAAAAATTGTATGAAAAAGGCTGGAGCATTCTTCTGTAGGAAAGTAGAACTTCCTGCTGAGGGGGATGCAGCAGACCATTGGATTCATTAATATGACAGGACAAATTATACTTGGATTAATCCTACTCCTTGGTTTTATAGGAGTAGGATTTCTTATCAAACACCAGAATAAGGTAGATAAGAAAAGAATTTATGTCCATAAAAAGACTGGAGGGCAATATAGACCTGTTTATATATGTCAAATGAAGGACATTACAAGCAGGAAGTGGTTTAAAGCCATAGCTTATATCAGTCTTAAGACAGGAGAAGTTTTTATTAGGGAAAGGCAAGATTTCCTTAAACAGTTTGAAACATTAGAAGAATGGGAAAAAGAGAAGTAATACAACAGACAATAGGAGATTTAGCTACATTAGCCAATGAGGTGCAGTATAAGAAGATTACTCCCGAAGAAATCTGTAAAGGATTGGATGCAATAAGGGTTAATCTTGAGGTATTGGGAGAGAATGATAAGACTCTATCTAATACATCAGCTCACCAATTCAAGGATATAGTTAAAGGAATGATTGAAACCTATGTTAGGAAGAATCATGACTATGGTAATTCCTTTGATAAATCTCTTGATAAGTTTGGTCTTGTAGCATCAGTAGTAAGGATTGGAGATAAGATGAATAGAATTGAGTCTCTGGTTCAAAAGAAAGCTATGGTACAAGATGAATCTATCAGAGATACACTACTTGATATGGCTAATTATGCCATTATGACAGTAATGTGGGTGGATAATCAAAAGAAGTGTGATATATGCCAAAGTTAATTTTGTGTAGAGGAATACAAGGGAGTGGTAAGACTACTTGGGCTAAACAGTGGGTACTTGAAGACCCAGAGCATAGAGTAAGATTCAGCAATGATGACATCAGAAATATGCTTGGTAAATATTGGGTTCCAAGTAGAGAAAATCTTGTATCTGATATAAAGAAAGATTTCATGGTGAGTGCTATGGAATTTGGGTATGATATTGTTATTGATAACATGAATCTTAATCCAAAAGAAATAGAGTACTATAAGGACTTGGTTGATAGTACCCTTGGATATGTAAAACCTTATTCAATAGAATGTAAAGATTTCTTTATACCTCTTGAAGTATGTATTGAAAGGGACTCTAAAAGAGAAAATCCTATTGGTGAAGAAGTAATAAGAAAGACTTATGAAAGGTATAAAACAATAATTGAAGGATGATTATAGCAGTGGACTTTGATGGAACTTGTGTTACACATGAGTTCCCAAGAGTAGGAAAGGAGATAGGAGCAGCAGAAGTCTTGAAAGAATTGACTGATAAAGGTCACAAGATTATATTGTTCACTATGAGAAGCCATCAGTTGGATGGAGCAGAAGAAACAGAGGAATTTGGTTATGGTAAAACTAAGCCAGCTAAATTACCCAGTGATGGGTTGCAGGATGCAATAGACTGGTTTAAGAAGCATGATATTCCTTTGTTTGGTGTAAATGAAAACCCAACTCAAAAGGATTGGACTTCATCACCTAAACCTTATGCTCACATCTATATTGATGATGCAGCTTTGGGAGTTCCCTTGAAACATAGTTATATTTCTGATAGACCTTATGTGGATTGGGATATAGTTAAATATTATCTTCATGCAAAGGGTATATTATGACATTGAATGAAAAGATAGGTGTCATTCTAAAACAACACAAGGAAGGAGAGGAGTTCTTCAATGCTCTTGACCTTATGATTAAAGGGGATAGAAGCATACTTGAAGACTTCCTCTCATTCTTTATGAATGATGCAGGAAAGAAACTAAATCTTGGTGACACTGGATTAATTGTTAGTGGAGGGTTTGGTAATGCCATTATGACAATGTATGGTGACAGATTGACTGAAAACTTTAGAGAAGTAATTGTCACTAATGGTGGTATCAGATTGGGTAATGAGGCAGCTATATTCAAGGATAAGTTGCTTTGTAAGAACTGGATATTCATTGATGACTCCTATTATTTAGGAAGAACAAGAGCTGGTATTTCAGTTGCCTTAAAGAAGGTTAGACCTGATGCTTCAATCTATGAAACTTATGTTATCTATGATGGAAGTATGGGTAGAGCAGATAAAGTAAAAAGTATGTATAGATATAATAAATAGTATGGCAGGACAACAAGGAATTTATTGTGCCCCAGACAATATAGTCCCTAATAGGGATAGGGTAGATGTAGGTTGTGCTCCTGATGGAGCAATGCAACTCTGGGTTATGGAATATGAAGTTACTGGAATAGGTAAGGGATGTGCAATGTGTAAGGCTATCAATCCTCAACAGGCAGAAATGCTCTTGAAGAGTAATGGTATATACAATGGGAGTTCATATCTATATAAAGTAACAAGAATTGAACAGGTTATTGTACCTCCTTGCAATGGTCTTATGGCTGAGCAAGTAGTAACTTATAAAGATGTAGCATCATGAATAAGAAACTTAGGTTATTAGTAACAACTAAATGTCCTAACAAATGTCCCATGTGTTGTAATAACTCATGGGATTTTTCATCTTTACCAGTAGTGGATAGATGGAACTATGAGGAGATAATGATTACTGGAGGAGAACCTTTGATTCATACTAATAAAGTGGCTGAATTAATAAGGTCTATTCGAGTTATTAGTGAGGTTTATACAGACATTCCAAAGGTATATGTGTACACTTCAATAGCTGCTTGGGATAGAGTAAGGACTATATTAGCTTATGCAGATGGTATAGTCTTGACTCCTCACAGTCAGAGTGATATTGATAAGTTTGTGGAACTGAACAATATGATGCAAGAGGTTAAAGAAACTAAATCTGATTTCATTAAAGGGAAATCTCTTAGACTTAATCTCTTTGCTGATATGAAACTTCTCCTTCCTGAGCATATTGATTTGTCACTATGGAATGTCAAGGAAATGGAGTGGCTGGAGAATTGTCCACTGCCTCAAGGTGAGGACTTTAGGAGAATTAAAGAACTTTGGTGATGAAGCAATTTACACATAGAGAGTTTGTTAGGGTGGTAGTAGCCAATGGTTTTTATTATAATAGACAAAGTGGAGACCATGCTATCTACCTTAATGAAAAAGGCAGGCATATTAGCATCCCATTAAAACTTGAAAGTGTTATTGCAAGAAGATTAATCAAAGAGAATAATTTAGAGATAAATATTAAGAAACTTAAAAAGGAAAAGAGAATGAGTAATGCACCATTAGGGGCTGATGAAGACCCCAGAGCACCTTGGAATGCACCCCTTGATGTAAAACATAAGAGGTTTGTGAGTGTAACCATATCATATTATGATGAGGTTGAATTACCTCCAGATGCAGAGGAGGAACAGATTAAGGAAGCCCTTGAAGAGAAGGTGAGAAGACAGGACTTTCCTAAGAAAGTTGATTTTGATGAAATTGTAATATTGGATGAGTAAGATTGTAAGATTAGTTCAAGTTACTTCTTGGAAAAGAGCCTTAAATGCTGCAAGAAGAACTATTGGAAAGGCTTTTCTTGATAAAGAGCCTTCTGCTTCATGGGAAGCAAAGATGTTGCTGGCTGAACACAGTCCTATCAGATTGGTAGAATATGATTGGTCATGGGAAGAAATAAAGCAATGGGTTACTGTACACTTAGTAAGACACCATGAAGGATGTGAGAAGTTTGTACATAGCCAAAGGGGGGATAGAAGAGACCTTGGAATACCAAGGGATGAATTGCCTCAAGGTGCTTTAAATGACATGGATATGACAGCTAATGCACAAGCTATCATTAATATCTCAAGGAAGAGATTATGTAGTTGTGCATCTGTAGAAACAAGGGAAGCATGGAAACAAGTATTAGAAGCTATAAAAGAAGTTGACCCAATACTTGTAGACAAGTGTGTGCCTGAGTGTATATATAGAGGCTTTTGTCCTGAGTTCATGAAGCCCTGTGGCTATTCAAAGACAGCTAAATATCAAGAAGATTTGGAGAAGTATAGAAATACTGATTATTAACTAAAAAAAAAAAACAATGGCATTTGGAAGTAAGAAACAAGCAGTTATTGCGAAGCCTTCATTTAAGGAAAGGCTGACTGGAGTAAAATCAATGTTTAAGAAAGCACATGAAGATGCTTCAAAGTTGAATACAGAGATGCAAAATGAGATTGATAACTATAAGATGTTAATAGCATCTTATGAGGTAAAAATTGAAGATGTATCTACTACTCAAAAAGAGACACAAGAATTTATGTCAAATCTCGAAAAGTTCATTTAATGAGAACAAATTTAATTAAGACAAAAGAGCTACCTAAAGTAGTAGAGCCATCTACTACTGATGGTATGCTTGACATGGTAATTGCATTTGATACAACTGGCTCTATGTCAGCTTATATTAATGCAGTAAAGACCCATGTGAAGGAGTTAGTTCCCAAACTATTTAGTTCTAATCCTGATTTAAGGATTGGTATAGTAGCATTTGGTGACTATTGTGATATGAAAGCCCCTACTTTATATGGTAAGGCTTACCAAGTATTGGATTTAACTAATGATGAGAATAAAATCATCCAGTTTATTAATGAGGCTCAGAATACAAGTGGTGGGGATGGTGATGAGTTCTATGAACTGGTCATTAAGAAAATCACTGAGGAAACTGCATGGAGAGAAGGTTCTACTAAGGCAGTATTATTGATTGCTGATGCAGCACCTCACAAGGTAGGTTACAGTTATAGAAGCATTGTAAGTAATGCCCAAATTGACTGGAGAGAAGAAGCTAAGAAGGCAAGTAAATTAGGTATCAAATTTGATACCATGACTATTGACCCTATGTATGTTGAGTGGTATAAAGAGCTTTCTGCCATGACAAATGGTATAAGTGTTCCCTTCAATAATAGTGGTAAAACTTCTCAAGTGATTGAAGCTGCTGCATTAAGTAGAGGTGGAACAAGGACAAAAGCTATGTATATGGCTACTATGGATTCTGTAAAGGATGATGTAGAATTAAATGCAGTATATACTGCTTATTCAAAAGAAGTAACAGATTAAAATCAAGACAAATGAAAATCAATATTAAAGAGATAGCAGTAGGTGATGTATTCTCAGAAGAATCACATTACATTGTTGAGGAGATTGGTAAAGATACAATCAAGTTCAAACATACAGAGAGTGGAAAGTCAGTAACATTAGGTTATGGTTATGTTCAAGACCTACTTAATACTTCTGACCAGTATGACAAGGAAGTAAAAGTTACTAAGGAAGATAAGAAAGATGGTACTCCGGGTATAAGGACAATCTTTGAGGGAATCAAATCTTCTGAGGTATTCACTGTTGTGTTCCAAAAGCAGGATAAGAATAAGACCAAGAAGCAATATGAAGCTGAAAGGGAAGCTCAAAGAGAAGAAGCTGTAGCTATTATTGACAAGGCTAAGAAAGCCAAGAAGTCAATGGCTGTGGCTTATAAAGAAGCTCTGGAACACATTCAGAATAACCCTATTAAAGACTTCATTGAAGGTGAAGATAGGGTACTAAGAGGCTACAAGATGCAGTTTGTATCAAGGGATGGTAAGTACAAATGTATGGATATGGATGTTGTAAGAGGTCCAAAAGAAACTGGTGAAAGACTGGTTAATATTAATACAATATCTCAATTGGTGTATAATGGAGTAAAATATGTTGTAGAAAAGTAATTTTATTACATAAGACCAATAAATCTATTATATATTTTGTAGTCTTAATTATTTTATCTAATTTTGTGGTAAAGTAATTAAGCTACAAGATATATGAGAAGATTAGAGATACAGATTATTGATGGCATACAGTATAAAAGATGCCCCAAATGTGGTAGAATGCTACCTTTTGGAGACTATTCTATTAGTAAAACCTCTCCACATGGTAGGAGAAGTTGGTGTAAAGAATGTGTCAGAAATAGACTTCAAGACCCAGAAATGAGAGAAGCTAACAAAGAGAGATGTAAGATGTATTATCAGAACTATTATAGAGAAGTTATAAGAGCTAATAAGGCTTCCAACATTCAAAGCTATTTATATAAATCTGCTCAGGCAAGGGCTAAGCAAAGAAACATAGAGTTTAATATTGAATTGGAAGATGTTATAGTTCCTGAAAGATGCCCTATCTTAGGTATTGAAATGAGCTTTCATAGTAATAGGAAAGAAGACAACTCTTACTCCCTTGATAGAATTGACCCTAATAAAGGCTATATCAAAGGTAATATTTGGGTCATTTCTCTTAGAGCTAATAGAATAAAGAATGATGCTACTGTATCTGAATTAAGGATGATTGCAGATGCAATAGAACAAAAATTATTAGGAGGTTAAATACCTCCTTTCTTATTTTTAAAGAGTTTGGTTTACCTCTCAAAAAGAAAACCCTTAATAACTTGCATATTAAGAAAACAACCTTTATATTTGCACATAAATTTAATTATAAATCTATAACAAGATGAGTAAAAGATGTATCACAACTAATTCTGCAATAGAAGAATTGGCTGCTAAATTACAGGGTGAAACTATAGAATCAGTCAAGGGACTTGTTGAGCTATGGCAAGACAAGAATAATAAGGACTGGGACACTTATCCTACTGCTTCTGAACTAAATAACTTTAGGGCAGAACTAAGGAAAGGCTCCTATTTAGGATGGGCAAGAACTGCAACTAATTCTTATGAAGTCTCCACCAAAGGAGATAAAAGATTCAGTGCATTAGTAGCTAAATTTGCTGATGGTACTATAGTTGATGGTGTAGATGTTGGAGGCAGAACTATTGAGGATGTATATCAAACTGTTATTAAAAAGAGTAGGAAGGGGGCTGCTCCTTCTAAAGATTCAAGATTATTTAATCCTGCTCTAACTACTTCCCAAGAAAGGGAGGATTTCTCTTATAAAGAAGGCTATCTTCCCTTGTGGAAGATATGGGCAGAACAAAACCCAGTCCTTATAGAGGAACTAAAGATTTCCTCAAAAGGAAAGATTCTTACTGACCAGTTTGCTAACACAAGAGTAAGTCAAGCAAGAGCTTTGGCTGAAATTCTTAATGAGACCTCTTCACAAGAAGCTATAGAGATGCTTGATATAGCACTTTCACCTTCATTTGAAGCTCCAAGAATTTCCACTGTGGAAGAACAAGCTAAAGTAGATTTGGACTTTGACCCAAGAACAAGAAGAGACAGGGTTAGTCTGATTGCAAGATTCTTTAGCAATGAAATAGATACAGCACTGCAAGAACACAATGATACTCTTAATAAGAGAATTGCTGATGCTGAAAAAGAAGGTGATGTACTTGCTGTCAATGAATTGAAAGAAGAGTTAGGAACTCTTGATAGGTTCAAGATAATCAAGTTATATACACCTGCTGGCTTATTTAGTAGAGTAAGGGATTATTTCAATAACTATATACTTGACTCTGAGGAGAATAGGATACAATCAGAACTGAATACAATCAATAGTATGAAGGGTTCTGAGAGATATAGTGATGAACAGAAGTATGAAGCTGCAAAGAAGAAAGCATTATATAAAACCAATGCTTATCAGAAGGTAGTAGATAACTTCAAACCTTTGGCTGAGGAAGCAAGTACTATACTAATAGCCACTGAGGGGATTAGGATTGACCCTAATTATATTGCCCCTAAAGATGCCAACCTTAATAATGATACTCCTGAGGGAGATAGTGCAGTAGATACACAAGCTGATGATTTTGTAAAGGATGAGGCTTTCAAGGATGGATGGATGACTAATTATAGGGAAGTAAGTTCCCATGAATCTCTAAGTCAGGAGGTTAGAAAGGTAATCAGAGAGATACCCCAACTTGACTATAGAGGAAAGTATGATAAGGATGATTTAGGAAATCTAAGATTTCTTGATGCAGACTATGTTCATGCAACCCTTATAGACAAGCTCAGAGATATGATTACATCTGATGATATGTTACCACTTCTGGAGACTCTGGGTAATACCAAGCCTTGGACTAAGCAAATAGTCAAGAAGCTACAGGCTGAGCCTAAACTATTCAGTCAGTTCTATCAGGATTTCAGAAAGGACTTTATGCCTTACTGGATTCAGAAGAAGAAACTACAGGCTGATGGTACTTTCAAGATGGAAACTATTGCTATCAATAAGCCTGAGGGTGTCTATTATCTGCTTGATGAATGGAGGGATAACTATGAGAATGGTAATCTGCTTGATGATGATAGTATCTATGATAAGAATGGAGACTTGAATCTTGAGAATGCAGAGAATGGTCTTAAATGGACTGAGGCTCTCAATAACAGGTTTACCAATCTTAGTACAGAACAAAGGTTGGAACTTCTACAAGATGAAAAGATATGGAAGACATTGAATAAACTCCTTAATATGATTGGTATCAATGCTAATCAAGGTGTATTATTAGATGCTCTGACCAATATAAAGCAATATGAAGGTGGTACTGCAACAGACCCAATTATGTTGCTTCTTCCTCAATTAAACATCATATTCAGTGGTGTAAAGAAAGGTGAGGTTAAATCTGAGACTCTTGAAGATGGAACTGAAAAGAGAGGGGATTTGATAAATACCTTTGGTTCTGCTTACAACAGCATAGCTATGATGCTTGCAGAAGTAACAGAAGATGCCATTGAAAGTAGTGTGAGGGAAAATGATAAGTCATACTATAGCCATGTTACTCCTAACTATCTTGGTAAGTTGATTAAGCAGCTTAAGAATGTTATGGGTAATGAAGCAAGGTTCAAAGAGTTTGTTGAAAATGAGTTTGGACAATATGAATGGTTCTATAAAGATGGTAGATGGAGAAATGACTGGATTGAGCAACTGGTAAATAACCCTGAAATGAGAAGAGGATTGAGCCATAAGGTTCTACTTAACTCAGATAAGGTTGCATATCAGAACTGGGATGATTTGGATTACACCTTAGTATTACTGACAGAATACTTTGGAGACCCAGATAACAGTAAATCTGATATTCAATGGGCTAATTACCATGTGCCAATTCTTTCAGATAGTCCTTCTGCTGAGTTCATTAGATTCAGGAAGTATGACAATCATAGCATCATTGGAGAAGATGGTGAGTATATGAAGTATGATGATATTATCCTTGATAGGATGGTTGATTTGGTCAATCAAGAGGTAGATAGAATAGCTCTTGTAAACCAAAGGGATGTTGAATATCAAAAGGGTAATCCAAATATTGCTCCTATTGCAAACTATGATATAGTAAGGAAGAAAGATGGTACTATTAAGAGTATTGGTGGTGCTGAATTTAAGTTCCTCACAGCTCTGAATGATGTAAGATATGACAATGGTGAGACTTTCCTTGATAGGTTCCAGAGAATCCAGAATGAAGGAACTGGTGCTGAATTAAGAGAGTTCATCAGAGAGTCAGTAAGAGAAGCTCTTGACAATGAGTTTGAACAGACTTACAGAGAATGGGCTAAAGCTGGTTTACTTGAAGAACTGCCTAATGGTAAGTACAAATATCTTGGAGTAATTGGGGTAAATGCTGGTCAAAGTTCTTATAATAGAAATACAGCAACTTCTTTGAATAATGCAAAGAAGGCTCTTGAAGGAATGTGGACTACAGAGATGGATATTCTTTTAAGGGATTACAACAATAATAATCCAGTGGATGATAGAAGGGCAACCACTCTTTTTGAAAGTATTAAGGACTTATTGAGAGAGAAGATGGTGAGAGGTGAGATTACTGCTAAGGAAGTAGATAGTATCAACAGGAACTTGGTTATTAGAAATAATGCCAAAGCTAAGTTGAGGGAATACTTCTGGAATAGTAAGTTTGCTACATCACAAATCATTGAACTCACTACAACTGACCTTGCTTTCTATAAGAATATAGAGGACTTCCAAAAGAGATATAAGGAAGTTCATGCTCCTGCCCTCAGACTTAATACCAACTCTAAGTATGGTAGAAAAGAAGAGAGAACTATCTATCTAAAGGATGATGAGATTGTATCTTCTGCACTTGATGATATTGCAACTGTACTTGATGAAAGAGTCAAGAAAGGTGAGATGTCAAAGAGAGACAGGGATTTAATCCTAAATAAGTTCAGAGAGGTAAATGTGGCAGATGCTCAGGCTTACAGGTCACTAAGTTCTTACAGAGCTATACTTGATATGTCTGGTCAGTGGACAGATGATATGCAGAGAGCCTTTGATAACTTCCAAAATGGTAAGTGGGATATGGCTGATTTCAATATTATCTGGCAGACTAAGAAACCTTATGTGTACACTCAGGTGAATAATCTAAGTGGAGTCCAAGGTCATACAGGCATTAAGACACCAGTTCAGCATAAGAACTCAGAGTTCCTTCTTATGGCTATGCACCAGTTAGTTTCAGGTCCACTTGGTAAATCAGGTAAACTTGTAGCTATCAATGAGTTCATGGAAGAGAATGGAATTGATGTAGTTCAATTTGAATCAACTACTAAGGTTGGGAAACAAGGTGTAATTGATTTGAATAGTGTCAATACTAAGGAAGATGTCAAGTCTGTACTTAAGAATGCCACTACTCAGAATGGTGTTGAGAACCCTAATGTGGTTCATAAAGTAAGCTATGAAGACTATGGTATTCAGACTGCAACTCCAGAACATGCTATTGATGCAGTTCAGTTAGTTGGTACTCAGATTAGGAAGCTGATTACAGCAGATATTAGTCCAGATGTTAAGATTGATGTGAATGGTAGAGAAATGTCTAAACAGGAATGGTTAGATATGTACAATGCTATTAACACTGAGAATATCATTCAGGCTTTTGCTGATGTAAATGAAATTTTCAAGGATGCCAGACAGGTTGAGAAGATTCTTCTTGAGGAATTGAGAGGTAATCAGAGATATGGAATTGATATGATTAGAGCCTGTACTCTTAATGAGAAAGGACAATTCAATATTCCATTATTTGACCCTGTACAATCCCAAAGAGTACAGACATTGCTGAATAGTATTATCAAGAGTAGGATTACTAAGCAGAAGATTAGAGGAGGAGCACTTATTCAGGTGTCTGACTATGGTCTTACTGATGAATTAAAGATTGTTTTTGAAGGTGAAGGAGAGAACAAGAGAATCAAATATCTCGAAGTTTATATGCCAGCATATAGTAGGAAGTTCTATGAACCTCTTATGAAGGCAGGTACTCATGAACTGGATGTAAATAAATTACCAGACAGCTTGAGAAAGTTGATTGGTTATAGAGTTCCAACTGAGGACAAATACTCAATGGCTCCTCTTTATATTAAAGGTTTCTTACCTCAGCAAAATGGTTCTTCAATTATGCTCCCAGCAGAGATTACTACCTTGAGTGGTTCTGACTTTGATGTGGATAAATTGTATATCATGTTGCCTGAGTTCAAGATAACTCCTAAGTATAATAGAAGACAGTTTGTTGATGATTTGGTTGCTCAATTGACACAAGGGAAGGCTGTATCTCCTGAAATGTTGAAGGAATATAGACAGAGTGTAAATAGAGCCATAGATGATGGTAGGAAAGCTCCTAAGGATAGTCAAGAATACAATCTCTGGAAGACATATAAAGCTAATAGAGAGAAGTATAGAGTATCTTCTGAGGACAAGATTGAGAAGATTGAATATGACTTTAGCAAGTCTCCACAAGAGAATAGTCTTGAAGCCAGAAACAATCTATTGATTGATATGATGTGGGGTGTTCTGACTAATGCTGACACTGCTTCAAAGATGCTTAACCCCGGTGGTTTTGATTATCAGAAGAAGTCTGCAAGAATGATTAATATCCTTCAATCAAGTAGAGAATCTGAACTGAGGAAGGAACTGAATATTCCTGAGAATCAAAGTACTCTTAACAAGTTAAGTAGTATGGATTTGGAACAACTTGACAAATTGGCAGAGAAGTTCAAGAAGAAACTTGACCCTCTTAACCCAAGAACTCAAGTTCAACTTCATCAGCAGAATATGACTGGTGCAGCATTGATTGGTATTTATGCCAACCATAATGCAAACCATGCTTTGATGCAACATACTGAATTAGGTCTTGACACTGAGAATGGCTCTTTCTTACTTAATGGTAAGAGACTGACTTCTCTTCATGGTCTGATGAATGACAATAAGGAGTATATCTCAAGGAATAATGCAGGTTTCCTTGCTGCATCTGTGGATAATGTGAAAGACCCTGTGCTTGCTTCATTGAATCAGAATACATTCACTGCTGATGCCTCAATGCTTTTAAGTAGGCTTGGTTATAATCCTATTGAGATTGGTTTGATTATGTCACAACCAATTGTAATGGATATTACTAATACCTATTTCAGAGAGAGTAGAGAAGGCAAAGGAAAGGACACAATCATTGATGAAGTCATTGAGAACTACAAGAAAAGGGCTGCAATGATGGAAGATGTAACCTATGACAACTATAAATCTAATAAGTTCATGGCAGATGAATTGGCAGACAATATCATTCTCCAGAAGGAAGTAGAGGAATTAAGTGATAGGACACAAACATCTGATTACAGAAAGGTTGAGTTCTATAAGAAGCAAGTGGCTGCTGGTTATTTATTTAAGAGAATAATGAGCACAGCAGATGCTTTAGGACAGTTGGTTCAAGCTACAAGAGCAGATACTCAAGGTGGTGCAGCAGGTCCTACTATTGCAGATACACAGATTAAAATACAGAAGGTTGATGACTTCCTGACTAATGTAGTGTTAAATGAAAATTCTCCTTTAACTGGTGCAGATGTTATCATGCCTTTCAGTATGAAAGGTATGGATATTGACCAGATAAGAGAGAGGTTATTAAGTTCCCCATTACCCTATTTACAAGCATTCTTTAGCCTTGGTATTGACCAAACACAAGAAATGTTTAGTAGATATTTCCCTCAGTTCACTTCTTCATTCAGGGAAGTAATTGATGGTAAAAAGGGATTGAGAGGCTTAAGACAACACACTAAGACAGGCAAGTTAAATGCAAAGACACTCAATAACATCTACAATGATTTGTTAGCTTATATTATGTCCAAGACATCATTCTTTGGGCAAGAAGCTAACCTCAGAGCAGATGATAAGGTTACAACATCCAGTGATAAGAGAAGGGATTTCATCAATAATTTCCCTGATTATTTCAACAGAACATTGAGTGAACATCCTGAAATAGCTGAACTTGAGTTTGTTAAGAGATTAAGAGTAATAAGGGCTAACCAAAACAATCCTGTAGATACAGTAGTATTTAAGAATGTTGGTCAGTTAAGTCCTACTCTGAGAGAAAGATATATGAGGGACTGGCAATCATTATTATATATGGGACCAGAAGCTCAGGCTTTAGCTCTTAATCTATTCAGATACAGTTATTACAGAAATGGGTTTGCATTTGGACCTTCTACTTTCATTCATTTAGCACCAACTGCTATCAGACAATCTGTTCCAGAGTATATTGACACTCTGAGAGGATTGTTGGAAAGTGAGGATGATTACAGTCAGTTTATTGACCAGTATATCTACAATCACTTGGATAACAGACAGTTGGTTCCTGAGGTTCCTACAGAGGCTTCTACTTCTTTCACTGATGAACAAGGTGATGCTTTGGATATGGTTAAAATAACCATTGATACTGAATCTAACAGTGGTGATAAGAAGATAATAAGGAAGAGAGAGGGGATAGGAGAGGAAACAACCTATGACTTCTTTAATTACATAGCAAGAAGATATAAGGGAGGTACAATATATTACAGGCTTACACAAGCTGATAATGTACAACCTAATGTAGCTGTGTATGAAAGAATAGACCCACTTGGATTCAAGAACAGTTTCATTGAGTATGAATATGGTAAGGATGTTACTGAAATGAAGTCAGTAATTGATAAGAATGACAGGGATTATACTCCTAATGTAAATCAGGATATAACAGCCTATCAGGAAGCTGATATTGATTATGACTCTATGCCAGAATATCTTAACTATGATTTCTCAAGTCTGACTCAAGATATTGCAAGTGAGGCTTTCAGTCAGGTGTATGGTGCTCCACTTGAAGTGAATGAAGGGAAAGCAGATGATATTAATTCTATTAGTCCTAATACTGAGTATGAGGATGCAAACAATGATAAAATCTGTGGTGCAAATACATTATATGAATTATAGATATGGCTAGGAAATGTGCAATAATTCCTCAAGTGAGGAACAGTAAAAATGAGGTAGTAAGCAGCAGGTTATTTAAAGACCTGCTGGCTTATGCCCCTAATAGACAGGAGGCAACAAGAATATACCTCATTACAAAGAGTAGTGACTTTATTACTAATTGGAATCCAAGGTTGCAGATGGATGAAAATGGTGAACCTACTCTAAGCAGTCTCTTGAAGAAAACTAATCTAAGAAGTATTATTGATGAGCAGAAGATTCTAAAGAATCTTAATGAAGAGATTGGACATTATCATAAGACAGGTAGAACTAAGTTATATCTGAACAATGATGAAAACTATAGAATGTTAGTCCAGAGGGCTATTCAATTCAATACTCAATCAGAGTTTAGAGAAGACTATGTTGCATCTGTTGAGAAGGTATGGGACAATGAAAGTAATAGGGTTTATATCAGTCCTTTTGTCAGAGTAAGAAACAAGATGAATAGTCTTGAAGCTAACAATATGCAGTATAATTATACTCTTAATAATAGATTGAGAGAGATATTAGCTGCTAATGGCATTGGGATAGGTGCTCTTACAGACTTGGAACAGAGAAGAGGAGTGGCAGGAGTAACAGACTTTAGTCAAGCCAGAGATGCTGCAACAGGTATAATTGAATTAATTAGACTTGCTGATGGTATTAAAGGTGAGAGAGCATTACCAGAGGAGTTTGCTCACTTTGCTATTGAGGCAATGGGTGATAATCCCCTTATAAATAGACTGGTTAATCACTTGGCTAACAATAGTTTGGTAGGTGAGATATTAGGTGATGATTATAACACTTATGATAGTCTGTATAAAGGTGATGAATCAAAGTTAGCCAGAGAAGCTGCTGGTAAATTACTTGCTAAACACTTATTACAGTCTGAACCCATTACTTCCTCATCTTATAAATCCCTTCTGGAGAGGTTTATCAATGCTGTAAAAAATTTCTTTAGAGGATTAGGAGCTTCACAGTTCCAAAAAGCAATGCTTGAGGCAGAGAGCAGCTTTAGTAAGTTGGCTGGTGGTATTCTCACTGGACAGATGGATGAAGCTATTAATGTTGAGAATATAGCTACTTCTGAGGCTTTCTATTCTACTACTGAAAGGGTAGATAGGGATAAGGCTTTGTTACAGAAGATTATAGACAATGAATTGAAGAGGCTCAAGATTTATGAAAAGAGAAATCCTAACAGTCAATTTAGTGCCAATCAAAGGTTATTAATAGACAGGTTAGAGCTTGAATTAGCTGATAATAGTGAGATTGAAGGTATCTATATGTTCCTTGATAATGCACTTGAAGAACTAAGGAAAGTGAGTAGTAGACTTGAGGTATTGAGGAGTACTCCTGCAACCAATCTTAATGAAAGGGCTGGAGTACTGAGGGACATCAGGAACTATATGTACAGTTATAAGAGGATAGCTGATTCAGTAAGAGAGGCTCTTAGAGAGGAAGAGAAGTCCACAGACAATAGATATGGTCAAAGAGTAAGAGTTGCATTAGATAATGTCACTACAATGCTTAATGACCTTGCAGTGGACTACAATACAATCTCTATGCCTTTATTTGTTGATTTCATCAAACCTTTTGTAGGAGATAATCTTGTGGTTCCATTTGGAAAGTACAAAGGAAAGACTCTAAATGCAGAGGAGTTGGTTAAAGTGGCTGATGAGGATATTTCTTTCTTTGACAGATGGCTGGATAGTATGGCTGATTCATCTGATTATATGTTGAAGATTATGGACCAAGCTGTTAAGAAGAGCAAGGAACAAGCCAGATTGAAGACTATTGATATTCAGAAGGAACTACAAGCTGCCACTATTAAACTTGAACAGGCTGGTGTGAAAGATACTGAGTGGATGTTTGAGAGAGATAGTAAAGGTAATCTGAGTGGTAATTATATCAGTGAGATAAATCATGCTCTATTCAGGGAGAGAATGAGAACTATGTTCCAAAGTCTTAATGAAAAGTATGGCAGAAACCCTGTAGGGGAGAATGCTGATAAATATAATGAAGAGAGGCAGAATTGGTTCAATGCCAACATGGAAACTGTAGATGGAGTTAGACAACCTAAGAAATCCATTTATGAAAGTATGGAGT